CTTTGGGATGTATGGGGCAAATTAACAAATGAGGAAAGATTGCAAGGTATAGCTGCATCGTCTAAACCTAAGGCAATCATCATAGACCATGTGGGCAACACGACTTACATGGCTCAATGGCACGGCCGGCCATGCTCTCGTCAGCAATACGTTCTCGAAGATCAGCCCATAAAATCCCGTCCACGGCGCGGCCCAGAATCCTTGCGTACCTGTCTCAAATGCGTGAAAGTATTCGAACGCTTCTATTCCGAATGCCCCTATTGTGGACATCCTATACCGATTCCCGCTGGACGTACTATGCCGGAACAAGTTGACGGGGATATCGTATTGTTAGATCCAGTGGTTCTCGCCAGTATGCAGGCAGAAATCGCCCAGATAGATGGTCCTCCGCCACAAGTGTTTCCAGGGGCAGTTAGTACGGTAATTGTGGGAAATCATTTGAAACGACAGGATGCTCAACATAAATTACGCCGTATCATGCAATTATGGGGCGGTTGGAGAGAGCAGATTGAAGATCGACGTATAGCTCAAAAACGTTTCTACCTGACATTTGGAACCGATGTACTGAAGGCTTTAACACTCAACGCCGCAGATGCACTCGCACTCATGGATAAGATACAGGATCAATTACAACTCAACGGCGTGTATGATAATTCAGTTCAAACGATACCGGAGCCGCCCACGTGACCAAAGACCAACAGATACTCGATCCGAAGAGTGATTGGAATCAGGCTCCAGGGGATGAACCGGTGTTTGTAGTACGAGCTAACAACTGGCGTGCGGCAATGTATCTAGCCCTCATAGTTGAAGGTAAAGTGGGCAGAAAAATGGCATTTGATGCCGCCCTCAAATTGAAGCAGTATCACGAAGAGAATGACATACCATTCTAACTCTGGAGAATCTCTATGTTGAAACATGAAGAAATTGAAACTGCGGTTTCTTGTCTCAATCGTGCAGAGGACAATGAACCCATTTTCGTGCTCCGCGCTAATGATGAACATGCCCCGGCCATGGTTGCCACGTGGGCGAGAGATTATCTCGAATCCAAAGGAGGGTGGCTAAAAGCCACTCCGGATCAACGTCGTAAATATACTGAGGCGTTGGATATTGCCGGCCACATGCGTATCTGGAAAATGCAACAGTTGAAGAGGGGAACCCCATGATCCTATCCCGCGACGTGCAGAACCACATTTCCGCGTTGTGGTGGGCGTATTTGATTTCAGACTATAAAGAGGGTCAAAGGATTCGAGCTAAATACGCCCTTGCTTTACTCAGCTATGGACAATGTCCATGAATCTGCTTGAGTGGTCTCTCAAACACAACATCTCTCCCGGCGCCTTACGAGATCTCTGTGAATCTTGTTTACATCTTCAGCCTGCGCCTAAAGAGACGATTCGGGAGGGCTATATCCAACGTGAGATACGTCTGGAATACGCACGAGTTGGAGCATATCTGTTTCGCAACAACCGAGGCGCCGGCAAGATGGAATCGGGAAATTACGTCCGGTACGGTCTTGCGAACGATTCAAAAGTAATCGGAGATGCAGTTAAATCCGCCGATCTCATTGGGTGGGAGCCTGTAACTATCACGGCGTCAATGGTGGGGCAGATGATTGCCCGATTCCTATCCGTGGAAGTCAAAGCGGAAGACTACAAATTTCACGGCACACTCGAAGAGTTTGCACAAGTCAAGTGGGCCACGCTGATTAATAGCTCAGGTGGCAGAGCCGTGATTACGAATAAAGTCGGGACAGCCTTGACGTCTCAGTCAGATTCCCGATAAGGTGACAATCCCATGACTCTAAAACTGAATATTCTTCATTCCGCTGTTTGGCTCGCCCAGCGAAAGGGACTGACCAACTTGACACGAGAGAGTGTGTCCACTCGAGTCCCATGTGGTTGTGGGACGATCAATTTTCATTTTCAGAGCATGGAAGGTCTGCGCAGCGCCGTGATGCGATATGCAATTGAAAACGACGTCATGGACATACTCGTACGCGCCTGGGCTGAACGTAATCCACATCTGTTGCGGAGGATGACCCCTGCGCTGACAATGCGCATATCGAATCATATTCTAGGCCGTTAAAAAGGGCCGGAGGTCACTACCCACCCGGCCAAGTACCGCACGCAACGAAATGAAGAATACGGCAATTCTTGCCGCGATGTCGAATCGCCGGCAATTTCTCCTGTATCATACGGTACGACGACAAGACGGACGACTCGACAAGATACCCGTAGATCCCTATACCGGGAAAAATATATCAGCTCATGACTCTACTCACTGGATGCTGCCATTCGAGGCGCTCATGTGGGCGGAAACGTGGAATGTAAATCGGGCTATTCCCAGCTATGGTGTCGGACTTGCCCTCTACGATAATTGTGGAATTTTCGTTCTCGATCTCGATCACTGCCGCGACACCAACGGCGGCTGGTTCCCTCATGTCTCAGCATTCTGCAATCGATTTCCCGGCGCAGCATTAGAGACTTCAGTCAGCGGTACCGGTCGACATGTGCTGATGAGCTATACCGGTCCCCTCCCTGCCCACGGAGTCGACAATCGGCTCTATCGGATGCAAGGATACTCACGCGCTCGATTCATCGGATTGACCGGCCAGGAAGCCTCAGGATCGATCCTAGCGGATCATACCCAGGCGCTACACCGATTCCTAGCCGAGTATTTCCCTGAGACCCCCGAACCTGAGCATGGGGTCGAATGGACCTCCAACCCGGTCGATGCCTGGAATGGCCCTGCGGATGATGCACAGCTCATTAGCCGGGCAATCCGATCTCAGGGTATACGAGCCATCTTTGGAGGCGGCGCGGCTTTTGGCGACCTATGGGAAGCTCGAGACGACGTTCTCGGCAAGGCTTTTCCCTCGGAACGGGGAGATGCATATGATCGGTCCGCCGCTGATCAGGCCTTAGCTAATCACCTTGCATTTTGGACTGGTAATAATTGCGAACGTATGCTAGGGCTGATGCAGCAGTCTGCCCTCGTACGGCCCAAATGGGACCGACTCGAGGGATATCTCAAACCCACGATTCTCGAGGCATGCCGTACACAGCGGGAATGGTATGCTGAGCGTGAACCGGTCCAAACGGTTCCTGACAACGAGGGCCAGCCGCAAGGCACAACGTCGGGTGTTACCCCCGGCTACTCAGGAACCGTTCCTCCCTCGCCGTCAATTATTCAACCCGCTACGCCAGCGATCAATCTCGGGCAAGAATTAAAACCCGGCGAGTTACCCCCCGTTGGTGAGTATGTCCACATCCACATGCTCAAACAGATGTTTGTGGGCATGTGCTACGTAGAAGATATTCATTCGATCCAACTTCCCGAAGGTTCGAGGATAACAAAGGATCGTTTTGATGCGATGTATGGTGGTCCACTGTATGCCATGACCGCTGATGGACAGAAACCGACTAAATCCGCGTGGGATGCCTACGTACTATCTGAGATCTATCGATTCCCCCGAGCTGAAACTCAATGTTTTAAACCCACTGAACCCTTAGGAATCATCCGTGTCCGTGAAGGTAGACGAGAAATCAACTGTTATAGACCGGCTAATGTCCGTCGCATCAGTGGAGACCCTGCACCTTTTCTCGACCTTGTTCGGCGGATGCTACCCAATGGACGAGATTCGGAAATTCTCATCTCCTACATGGCTGCGTGCTGTCAAAACCTCGGAGTTAAATTCAAATGGGCTCCATTCGTTCAAGGTACTAAAGGGAATGGCAAAACAACCATAGGTCAGGTGTTAGAATACTGCATGAGTCTGCGATACACACATTGGGCGAAGGCAGATCAGATAGGAGAGAAATTCAACTCGGTATTCGTGGACAAACTGTTGGTTATAGTAGATGAAATGTACAGTGATGACGTACGAGAGCTACAGGAAGTTTTGAAATTGTTGATAACCGCCATGCGTATTGAAGTCCGTCCAATGCATGCGGAAAAGATCATGAAGGAAATCTGTTTCAACATGTTGTTGTTTTCGAATCATCAGAACGGAGTCCGAATAGATCTCGATGAACGTCGATATGCTCCGCTATTTTGTGCCCAACAAACGAAAGCGGATAAAGCCCGGGATGGATTGACAAAACCGTATTTTATAGCGTTACATAAATGGCTTGCTGCAGATGGTTACGCCATTGTCTACGACTATCTGATGACTTTCGCCATACCCGATGAACTGAATCCTGCGACCGAATGTATCGAAGCTCCGGTGACCACCTCCACAGAGCTTGCTGCAACTGCCAGTCTGGGAAGTGCAGAGCAGGAAATCCTCGAAGCGGTCAAACAAGGTATGGATGGATTTCGTAGCGGTTGGATCTCTTCGGCCGCTGTCGACATGCTCTTGATCCGATGCGGGAAAGATCGGGCAATCCCACGGAATGCGCGCCGAGCGTTAGTATTGAGTCTCGGATATGAGCCACATCCGAGTTTGGTAGATGGAGTTTCTACCGTTGCGATGCCCGATGGATCGTTCCCTAGGATCTACATCTCACGAGGTCATGCATGGGCCGTCTCGCACCTCACGGGGCAACAGGTGCGAGACGGTTACCTCGAAGGTCAGAAGCGTTGAATATGAGGCTTGGCGACGGGAGCAGGCGCCGGCAATGGATGGGTCACCTTAGGCGGGATTCCCCCACAACCACCGCAATCAATTTGAGCGGTTGCTGCTCCTGAGACCGTCAACAATAGAGCGATAATAGCGATTTTCATTGACACAACTCCTGTATGTATATATGAGCCATGTCAATTTAACACAGAAAGGCCATCCATGGCCCCCCTATATCTGTTACGGAACGAAGCCTACGTCATTGAAGTACACAACATCAGTTGCCGGATTGGCGGCGGACTGATTCTGGAACGCGGCTTTGTAGCAGTGGATTCCGTTTACGAGACCCAGCGCTGTGAGAGGAATGTTGTATTCATTCCACTGGCCGACAATTGCCGGATTCGGACCGAACTGCATGATATTGACCGGCCCGTTCGACGGATTCGGGATGTTGGTATCGCCGATGCCTTCGACTCCTGCCGTCCACGTCGACCCGGGTTCAGTGGGCTTGATCTTGACCGTGAGAATGGTAAAACCGGTTGAGTTGAAATCATCTCCAGGCATACGAGGCTGCCAGCCCTCATCTCCGAGGACTTCGACCGTAAGTACACTGGCGTCGGCCGGATCAGGAACGCCGTATTTGATCGAACCTGAACCGTAGGAGTAATCGCCTGCACCGCTGAATACGCCGTCGTGATATAGCCACATCCTACCGGTAGCAGGAGGTGGAGTAACCGGAGGTGTCGCTAGGATCGCAGCAACTTGTTGAGCGAGGGCATTGAGGTCAATGGGGGCGGTAGCGGCGCCTGGGGGGCCAGCTGGCCCAGGAGGTCCTACGGGACCGACAGCCCCAGTAGGACCGGTTGGGCCGGCTGGCCCGGGGATCGGAGCGGGCAGTGTAAAAGTAACGGTACCAGTAACGTTGGTCATCGTGAGTCCTCTTAGTAAGATGTCGAACTGAGTCGGCCGTACTCAGGGATTTGAGACCCCGGCCGACCCAGCAGGCGAACACTACCACGAGAACCGCGACGAAAGCCGCACTTTTCATATAGTTGACGTTTCCGTCAACGGTGATTCGATCTCACGCTGAACTGATGCGAATGTTCCCATTGAGGAGAAACGACGTACAAGCCTGGAGTTACAAGGCCATTTGAAGCAGTGAGCTGACCTCGTTCTATCTGCCTACGTCGACGTGCCATCTCCTGAATCTGAGTACGATTCTCGAAGTACGTACTGGTACGGCACTTGTGCGATACATTGCGTATAACACGTCTCGTACGCCCCGTAGGATCGTACGTCCGAGGAGGGTTCGAAGGAGAGACCACCCTTTTGGACGGTAATATCTCTTGCGCTCGTGCAAACGTCATAAGAGCAGCGCTTCTAACTCGACCCCACACGTCATTGAACATAATTTACTCCTGAGTTAAAAAATAAGAACTGAGTCTCGACGGGTACTTTCAGACTTAGGCTATATGGTCCTCGAGTTATTTACGAGACTCAGTTGCCAACCGGTATTCACGCATCCGCTGCATGACTTCCTGGGCATCTTGCCACTGACGACGTACCTGTACTACCAGCGGATCATTATCTAGTCCGAGAGTACCAGCCGTGCGTGCAGTGCGACGGCGCTCGATGAACTGTGCTTGCGTTTCCATGGGCGCATCATCACTCATGATCAGACTCCAGTCTGTGATCCAAGTCTAGTTTTAACTGATCCGGATTCCAATGGTTCGATTTAGCATTGTTCTGAGATCGAGTGATGACCCGTAGGTTCTCAGGTACCGTAAGTCCACAGACCATCGTATGGTTGAGTGGAATTTCATGGTCTACTACGTGCTCTACGCCGGTCTGAGACGTTAGAAAACGTTTCATAGCATGAATATGCTGAATTAAGGTCCAATTAACCCAATCGGGGATAGAAAGGACCGCAGCCCGTATATACCGTCGACGCGGATGATCTCTGAGCCATGCGGGCTCATATCCACGTAGCAGCATCTTCCGCAGTCGTTGGTTCCGTTTCACCCGTGTCGCATCAGCCAGAGATGAAATGTATCCGCGTCCTCCCGGGTCCAGCCTTCTGCGGCGGTACGAATTACTCGTATCCCTCTTGCGGCGTTCAGGAATACAAACTTCGTATCGGTGCTGAGATCCGACAGGAACCACAGATTTTTAGCCCGCGATGGAATCGTTCTCAGGTTGTGGAAGATACGTTGGGGCGGATCAACCTCGGTCGTGTAATAAGCGCGTTTTAGCTCCATATTCATAGTGTTCTCGGGTCTCGTGGGAAAGATTGCCATCGGTATAGGCCAGTGTATTCTCGTCGTTTTTCTACGTAGAGATCGCTCAACGTAGATCGGGCAAAATTCATCAACTGAGGTATAGACCCCGGAGGATGACACCAAAGACATTGAAGGTCATAACACGGATTGAGAATCCTACAGGATGATTCATGCTGATAGATTTTCCGTATTGCCAGTCGGTATGCCTGAGGATAACAAATCTCACAAGGCACCTGATGAGTTTGAACGTCCGCAAACTTTGCTGATCTATTGAAGAAGGCCTGATAAACCGGTAAAACAGGGTCAGGAATATAACATATGATTTGTGTGCCATCACAACAGCCGGGATTTAAACACCATGGTTGTTTCACCGTACGACTCCATCGAATTTACAGCGGCAGCCCCATGAATGCCGATCCGGATCAGCGCATAAGGAACAACTTTTACATCGTTCGTTGGGACCATGGCACTTCATCAAAGTGCATTCTACGCATCGATGGGAATAGTATCCCTCCATTATTCTAACTCAACAGTAACTGTGTTCTCGCCTATGTGATGGGTGACGTTCTTTACTTCGCGTGGACTCGAATCGAATTCAAGACAAACACTTTCTCCGATACGCGGGATGATTGTGAAAAGCTCATCCAGACGTGTATATTTGGTCAATAAACCTTGGTAATCCACGTATTCGATAATCATAGTGAGCATCCTCGTGCTTTGTTGTTGATCACTGAGGCACCCGCGCCGAGTAAGCTTGCGACGTGCCATACAATTCGTCCGACATACCAGGGTCCAACGCTGGAATCGTTCGCCGTATCATGAGCTGCAACTTGATCGTCTAACCATGAAGTTACCATAGTATGTACGGTCATGAGTCCGATGTTGGTCAGTAGTACACGACCCGATTTCGGGTGAGGAGATCCATATACCCAGGCGGCGATCGGATCAGCTTCGTGATCACAGCTCGTTCCTTGACGTATATGCATGGTCTGTGCAGTATCTACCGATTCGAGTACGAGAAACGCACCTTCGGCCATGTTGGAGTTATACTGCTCGTTGACCGGCTGTAGCGGCATAGGCAGTGCGGCGCACCCCGAACATGCTACTGCCAGAATAATCGTCAAGAACAATCCTACGATCAACCGGGGATTTGCATACTCAGGATACGCTGCGTACACACATATCCCCACGAAGGCGAGAGATAAACTGAGAAACATGATCATGATGGCAACTCCTGTAGGTCTTTTGTATTCCACCAAAATAGGTACTGCCCTATTCTGACTTGGATCAAACCGGTCTTGACATCCACATCCGATTCCGTAACCCCTAATGCTCCGAGGAGCACTAATCGATTCGCTAGTTCAGGAACCCATGTAACTACAACTCGTGTGCCCGATTTCATCCCTCTTTATCCTGAGTGAGTCGACTCACTTCTTTCATGAAAGTAGATCGGGCTTCGCGACGCCGTGATTCGATAATCCAGGCCCCATGAAACCCGGTTGCCTGAGCCACGGTTATATCGCACATCGTTTCTACGTAAGTAATTACTGCCGCAAACAAAGGATCGAGTCCTTCGGAATCGATGACCGAGTCAATGGCCACTACGGGACTCGAAATGCAAAGGGGACATGAAATCGTAGTACCAATGTTAACTGATTCGGTTAGGACTCGAGAGTGTCCGCATGCCAGCGTTACAACAACATTCATACGATTATTCCCTGTGATTTTGCCGCGCCTTGGGCTGCGGAGAATGCGCGCATAGCTTCAGCGAATTCAGCATCAGCTCGATGTTTGGCAACACTCGCATTAGCCAATCGCTCGCACGCATCGTGGTATTCCTGGCTCGTACGAATACGAGACGGAGGTAGCTCGCTAATCATTTCGGCTTCCTCGGTGGATACCCCTTAGCTCGGACTTTTACCGCGTGGTACTCCAACCAATTGTTGAGGGCTTGGCTTTTGGCATCTTCAACATTATCGGCTCGACACTCAAACTCGAAAGTGCCGTCCGCACCCATCTCCGGCCACTCAACGAAATAATCCCCCCGGCCTATGCCTACGACGCCCACGTTTGCTTTGAAATGATCGGCTTCGCGACCAGTCAGGTCCTTCATAGTCAACGTCAGCACCATTCGACAAAACGCTTTGTTGATGTCCTTCACAAAATACTCCAGGGTGATCGAGCAATAAGCACGGGTTTGCTCATCCCAAACTGCGGGCCGTAGAATCGGATCAGAGTTATGATCTCCAGTCCGAACACGGCCAGCCGTTTGACCGTGGCCATATCTAGTACCGCGTCTACAACGTCCTCACGAATCATACAATATCCGGTATATACGTGATATGCACGCACCATTCATGAATCGCGCGACGGGCCTGAACTATCGCAGCTTTGCGCGTTTTAGGGTATGGTTGTTTGTACGGATCATGATACAGGATGCGTTCATCGCGCAATTCCACATGCCAGATGAAATCCCGGCTCGTGCGCTTCCCCGCAGCGAAGCCGTCAACCATATTGATGCAAATCTTAAACGGCAGGGAAGCTTTGACGATCTCTCGCGGCTGTGATTGAGATTGCGAGCCCGTGAAGTTGGGACCACCTATCCTCCTCCTCCGTTCGATTTCTAACGCTGCTGCGAAGCGTTCGTCAAATGCTAGACGTGAATCGTGCTCCAACACCGTGAGGGCTTCGGTTGTCTCGACCACGTATTCACGGGGGCTCACAGGACACTCCAGCGACTGGGCCGCAGAACGGCGACCTCCATCAAACTCAATGGTACGCCGCGTACGAGGGCGCGTTCACGGATGACACGGACGAGGGCGGTACGAATCACAGTTCTATCCTTTACCGGACGAACCTGTTTCCAGGGGTCCGGGTTTGTGGGGGTTGAGTTGTACGGGTCCATGGATGAGAGATTACCGTGAATTTGATCCGTATGATGTGATCCGAATCACGTTTCCTGTGTCAGGTCAATGACCGTAGGAACGGCAGTGTCAATCGCAGTCAGAAATTGCTGGATGCTTTCCTGAAATCGGCGGTTAGTACTCGTTTTCAAACACTTCTCATAGTGTTGTTTCTGCCATGCGAGCACATGAACGACCAATGCCCGAGCTTCGGCGTCTATATCGGCCGTGCCATCCTCAAACACGAAGGTTGAGTTGAGGGGATTGCTCAAATCGTTCCGGTGGGCATGGTTAATACGATGCTTCGTCATCTCGTGATTCATATGAGACAGGCGCGCTTGTTTCTTTCCCCACGCGGTTACGATGCACTTACGGATACTGACTATCCCGGCATGATTGTAACTCCGGATGAGCCAGACAATTGAGCCTTTCTTGATCATGATCGATGACCATGGTAGGCGATGGCGGCACGAGCCAATTCCCGGGCAACCTTATCCGCCTTGCGGGCAGATTCGGCGCGGATGCCCTCGACTACATACTCACGATTCGCGGATATGTACTCCACGTGTACGCCGTGTTTGTGGGTGAGAGTCTTTGCGACTGATTCGAATCGGTTCATGAGAGGTCTCCGTTACGTGTGAGCAGAGTATAAAACTGACGCTACCGTCAGTCTAGTACTACGTCACAGTTTGGCGAATACCTTCGTTCGCTTGCAGCTTTCGCAGGTTACGCACGATTTATCGGAGGTCGTGCGAATTCCGAAGACTGGACCCCGATTGCGACGGATCGTCATGCATGCCGGGGTATTGCCGCTGATGTAACTGGGGTGTTTGTAGTGCATGGGGGCTAGATTACCCGAGACTGACGGTGGTGTCAGGAACTACGTCACATCTTCTTTTTCCTGCGGATTCAGCTTTCGATAGATCCGAGCTGCAGTGCGACTTTCGGCTTGGGACTTGCGCCGGCCCTCCTGGGGATCGTACTTCTCGTATTGAGTCTCGGGTGATAGGACGGGAATCAATTCTGAATTAGACATAATCCCATACCATATGCCGTCGCGTTCTACCCAGGGAACCATAGGAGATACGATTCGTTTATCGAATCGGTCACTGAATCTTTCCATACGCGGCCACCAGACTTTCAATCCCTCCCACATCTGGCCGGTATGAATGTGAAGCAATCCGTAGATAACGGAGGTCTCATGGGGTGCGGGGATAGTGACTTTCTGTTCAACCTCTATCTCTTTTACCAGCCGGGGGATTTCTCCCTGGAGCTTTTCGGCCAATCTCTTATGAAAGGATAGAGGCGTATTAGGCGGAACACGTAAAGGGGGTTTCGGTTGAAATGCCCACCAACCCGTTTCAGCATGTACGCCATACCGAGGGGGGTGCATACATTCCAGGCAACGACCGTCTCTTACGCTACGTTCGGCTAGATGGCCTTCATTGCAGGGTTGGCCTGTAAAAAAAACCCGCCATCCTTTGGCATATGCTTCTTCCTGGGATAACTTCGTTACCCAATACCCCGGACGCAGCTCTACCTTTTCTAATGGCGGAGGTAGCGCGGCCACATCTAATTTAGGGTTTGTACAGGCGACACATGCCCCGCTAGTGGTGTATCGCTCGCTGTCGTGGTCGTATTTACATGGCTTTCCTGTATAGAAACGCCTTCGTCCTAAAGATAAGGCTTCCCGTCGAGTCATTTTCTCCACAGATGTTCTCCAGACAACTGATCACCATATTGGTTAGGGATTTATTTATGTGTCTCTAATCCTTTATAAACTATCTTACCCGCACGTTTAAAATAAATCAATGCCTAATCAATATAGTGATCAGTTGTCTGGGGGAGTGTGCGGGGAAAATGGGGCTTGCGAATCCTAAGATAACCTATATCTTAGATATATCGAGTTTCTAAACTCTATACGTGGGAAGTATCATGTCTGGCGGGGGTAGTGGTCACAAGAAACTAACTCGTGCGAATTCACGCGAGTTGGTTACCGTGGATGCATTAGGAGTTAGACAACGGGCTCAGCTAGTTGAGTTATCTAAACCATTGAATGAAATTGAGGAAGCATTTGCCCGGTTGTTTGTTCTCTATAATAACGCGACCCGAGCGTATACCGAGGCCACTAACTACGTTGGTACCCGAGCACAGGCTCGAACCAATGCGTGGGAGATGTCGAATCGGCCGCATATCCTTCATCGCGTACGAGAGTATGAATCCGCCGCTGCCGCAGCTGTGGTGATTGATTACGCGGCGATCCTCGAGCATGACCGGGCTATCGTAGAAGGTTATAAGTACGCTGATCAGATATCCCAACATATCTGGCAGTGTTGCAGATACTGCTACGGCATCGACCACAAATTCCAATGGATCGATCTAGCCGAGTACTGTTTGGCATTGGCAAAGGTGGACGAACAGAATGAAGGTAGACTCAGAAAATTATCTCTACCAGACGACGCGGGAGGCTATGGCTACTCATCTGGCGCGGACCCGGTCATTACCTGTCCTCAGTGCGAGGGACGCGGTAATGCCGTCACGCTCATCGCAGATACGACGAAACTCCAGGGGCCGGCCCGAGTTATCGTCAAGGGGGTAAAACATACATCGTTTGGAACTGAGGTCATACTCCATGACATCGATAAAGCCAAAGAGCGGCTGCTGCGGGCCGGAGGGATCTACGGGGATGATGCGGCTAGTGTTGCGCGCGGTGCTGCGGCTGGTGCCGCTGCGGGGGCTACAGTGGCTATTAATGCGGCTAAGGCTGCGAGTGAGATGACCGCCGAGCAGGCTCAACGGCTTTATCTGGAACTGGCATAACCCCCATGGCTATAGGGTTTCAACGCGCGTTTGGCTGCGTCGCGGAAATAAGTGTTGACCGCCTGGGTTCGATCTTCTTCTGTTGTGAACCATTGGGTGGGTTTGATCGCGCCGAATGGTTTTCCGTCGCGTAGTGTATGAGGTTTATAGCAATAGTATGTGCCCGCAGGCAGTGCATAGTAAGAGCAAGTCCGTTCGTCATCGTGGCTACCCGAAATGATAGCTCGGGTACGTATGGTAAATAATTCTGCTGAGGCGCCTATCTGTCGTCTCTTGAGATCGTATATCCCGAACAGTCGACCGATGACTGTTCCTGCATTTACGTCGCCCATGTAGTCGACCGCGATAGAACGATGATGAGAATTGATCTTATCGTGTGGATTTACTTTAGGCATATCGATCTCCTATGAATACTCACACTATAACCGAGACTGACAGTAGCGTCAGTTTATTTTTGTGAATGCGGTCACGGTTTTTGATTGGCGTAATCCGGATTACGGACCGGTATGGCGTAAGCGTCTGGAACGACTGGCTAAAATCCGTTCGAGCCCCGAGCACCTTCTAGCCTCAAAGATCTATTACAAGGACCATATCGCGGATTTCATTGAAGACTGGGGCGTAACCGTAGATCCCAGGAACGCGGGGACCAATCGTCCGGTTATTATGCCGTTTGTATTGTTTCCTAAACAACGCGAATTCGTTGATTTCGTCATGGCCCAATGGCGTGCAGAAGAGAATGGGATTCTCGTGAAATCCCGGGATTGTGGTGCATCCTGGCTAGCAATAGGGATTAGTGTTGCGTTGTGTTTGTTTTGGGGAGATGGGTCTATTGGGTTTGGTTCGCGTAAGGAAGAACTGGTCGATGCTTCAGGTAATCCCGATTCGTTGTTTTATAAAGGTCGGATGTTTACTCGGTATCTCCCACGAGAATTCAAGGGAGAGTGGGACGACCGTAAAAATTCCAAGCATATGCAGTTGTTATTCCCTAACACGGGGTCTTCGGTTACCGGAGAAGCCGGCGATAACATTGGCCGTGGAGGTCGTAAATCTATTTACTTCGTAGACGAGTTTGCGTATATCGAACGCCCACAGAAAGTTGATGCGGCGTTGAGCGCTAACACGAAGTGTCGTATTGAGATGTCCTCGGTTAACGGACTCGCTAATACGTTTGCGGAACGCGCACGTGGGGGGTTGATTAAGCGATTTGATTTCTCATATCTCGATGATCCTCGTAAGGTGAATCAAGAAACCAAACAACCATATCCTGACTTTGCTGAATTCCTATCTAAGTTAGATCCGGTTGTTGTTGCGGCAGAATATGGGTGCGACTTCCTGGCCTCTGTGGAAGGCGCCGTTATTGAAGCGGCTTGGATACAAGCAGCGATTGGCGCAGCTCAACGTTTGGGTATAACAGTTACAGGAGAGATTCGAGGCGCATTTGATATTGCGGATACAGGGAAAGACAAGAATGCAATGTGTGTTGCAAAGGGAATTGAAGTCTTAGAGGTCGAAGACTGGTCGGGCACGGGTAGTAATCCTATGACATCGGTACGTCGTGCGTTTGAGATAGCGGATAGGTTTGGATTAGAGGATGTTGATTTTGACGGTGATGGAATGGGCGCATCCTGGCGAGACTATTTTGGCATCGTCAATTTCGAACGTGAGAAGAAAATACGTTGGGCCATGTTTCGGGGATCAGGACCGGTGTTAGATCCCGAAGCGAAAACTCCAGGGACGGATCGTAAGAACATTGACTATTTGGAGAATCAGAAAGCGCAGTCGTGGATGGCTCTACGACGTAGGTTTTATGAGACGTTTCGCGCGGTCAATGGAGAGAAGTACGATCCGAATGGGATTATTTCTCTCAACCCCAAGATGAAGCGGCTTACGGCCCTCGTGAGTGAGCTAGGACAGCCTACGAGAACATGGAGTAAAACGGGTAAGTTGATGATTGATAAGGTCCCTGATGGGGTAATGTCGCCAAATTTGGGGGATTCTGTAATGATGCGCTATCGATACGCGCGGCCTAATTGGGTTTTCCCTGAAGAGTTGTTCAGCACTATATGAATATTATGAAAGTCTGGAAGAGAGTTTCCGGGTTGTTTGTGCCGGAGACGAAACCTCAAACACTGCCTGCGCCTGCAGCTCCGGATATACGATGGAATCGTATTCTAGAATTGTTAGGTTCTACTGAAGAGGAGCGTAAACCGTATGTACTTCCAGCACCGTTGCCGGGCGTGCGGCCGGCTGAAGCGCCGACAGGTGAGGCGCTCAGACTTGTCATGGATAGCGGGTATACTGAACCCATGGCGTTGGATGTTGGCGAGATGCCGGCTTCCTGGGGGTTTGGAGCGAGTGGCCAACAAGGTCCGGGTCTATCGTTTCTTGGTTTTCCATATCTGGCGGAGCTTGCGCAGATAACCGAGTATCGTACGCCTGCGGAGTCTCTTTCTAATGAAATGACACGGCGTTGGCTCAAATTTAAGAACAAAGGAAAGCGTAAGTTAGACGATAAGATCAGCGAGATAGAAAGCCGATTCGAACAGTTGAAGGTGCGGGATCTATTTCGAGAAGCCGCGCTCAAGACTGAACAGTTTGGTCGTGCGCACATCTATGCATCGATCAAAAATCAGGATGACGATATCACACGACAGCTGCCACTTACTAAGATCGGCAAAGGCATGCTGCTGGGTTTGTCATGTATAGAACCGTACTGGCTCACGCCCTATTCGTGGAATTCCACTCATCCTGAGAGACCCGATTTTTACAAGCCGCAGTCTTGGTACGTGTTGGGTCGTAAGACGCATGCCTCGCGGTTGCTTACGTTTAGATTCCGAGAAGTCCCTGATCTATTGAAGCCAGCTTATGACTTCAGCGGTATCAGTATGACTCAGTTGATGATGCCGTATGTTAACCGATGGTTGCGTACATCTAAAAATGTTAATGATCTCATTAATATTTTCTCGATTGTTACACTATCCACGGATCTACAAGCGCTGTTGCAAGACCCCGTGGAATTCATGAAACGGTTACAGACCTTTACGCAGACTCGAGATAATCGGGGTTTGATGGTGACCAACAAGGATACGGAAGAACTGACGACTCAGAATATACCGTTGGGGTCCTTAGACAAGCTCCAGGCCCAGGCTCAAGAGCATATGGCAACTCCGGGGCGTATGCCACTGATAGAGTTTTTCGGTATTACTCCATCGGGGCTCAATGCTTCGAGTGAGGGGGAATTCCAGGCGCGCAACCGTTATGTTAAAGGGATGCAGGAATTAGGGTTTACATGCCACGTCATACGATTGTTGGAAATTGTACAGATGGATCTTTATGGCTCTGTTGATCCCGATATTACGATTGAATGGCAACCGCTCTATGAGCCCAACGGAAAAGAGCTTGCGGAGATTCGTAAGGCTGACGCGGATCGAGACGCTGTGTTTGTGCAGATAGGCGCGATATCTCCGGATGAAGTTCGCGATAAGATACGTACCGAACCTGAGTCTGGATACAACGGTCTCGAAGGCGAAGCGCCCGAGCCACAGTTGTATCCAGAGCCGGGAGAGGAAACCGAACCGAAGGATAAAGACGAATGAGAGTAAATTACCGGGATGAAGAATCCCCCGCTACGATTTTGACACGAGAGCAGGATAGACGATTACGCGCTCAGGCGTGGCGTCATGTCCGACGTATCATTGGAGCGGCTCAAGCCCATGCGCTATATAAACGAGTGCGGGCGCGTCAGGCGGGAGTTGACGGGGCGGTCAGTTTCTGAGACGCTGGGCTGGCGTTGAATAAGTATCAGGCCTTGGAGTCCGTTGTCTGATATCTCCAGTGGCTAAACGGACAGCCGCATGCTGTGGGATACCCGGCCACGTATACTTAGTTGGATACGTGGACCGGGAACTGAGAGAGTGGGTCCATGAAACCTAGATATATACCCAAACCGCCGGATTTTCTTTACCGGCTTAATGCGGAACAAGCATTGATCGGCAAGGAACGGCGCCGAGCGCAAGCCATAGTCGCACGTAAGGAGCAACATACTGGGTCTAGATCGCCGCAGCGTAAAGTAGACAATGACGCGATTGCGGATTATCTCGCGCGCAATCCCAATCCAGTCAAGTCTGTGTGAAAATGATTTTGCCACGGCGCCGAGGCAAAGGCGCTCAACATCCCCGGAGAGCACATGTCAAAAAAGTCAAAGTTGAATCGCGCCGAGGAAACAAAGCCCGCAACCGTAGGCTCGCATGTTACTGTGATGGCTGGCCTTGGTCTGCAAACGGAGGTCCGCACCGTATCGGCTCTCGTGCATCTGACAATTTTGCACGCGCGAAAGGTACAAGCGGTTGCCGCTATCAAACGCCGCGTAGAAGTGGGAAAAACGTTTATTCGGAAAGCGACGTTCCGTTCTGAGTTACCATGAGGGCGTTGATTATCTGTCCGCAATGCGACGGTGATCCGGTAGATTGTAGGCTATGCGAAGGCGCAGGAACCTTGTGTATTGATGAAACCGAAGTTAAGGAAACGGACCTAGTAATACATTCGGATTTGCCCAATGCCCAAACTGACAAATAACACGGAGCAATCGAAAGCAGTACGAGCTATCCATCCTAACTCGGGGGTTGAGGCTTGGTACGCGCAGTGTTTGCGTCAGTTGCTACAGGATGCACTGACCGATGCCGTGGGATTTATCACGAGCGCATGGAACGCAGCGCCCCCCACTGCGGGAATCGCCATGGATGCAGGTATCGTCTATTACCCCCCACGAGAAGAATATCGATATAGAGAAGATGACGACACTAAGATTGATGAAAGCTCAATCCGCTGGGTTCCCGGCGAATGGCGTCCGGCATATGATGCTCCTAGCTCAACTATTCGAATCAACAATGCTCTTAAGAAATGGGGCGAGAAATGGCGCGGAAAATTCGACAAGCTCTCGGACCAAATAGCAAAACAGTTCTCGGATCGAGCTTTTTCAGCAACCGACGTGGCGATGAAAGCGGCACTGAAGGAAGCGGGCTTTACGGTCTCATTCCGACCTACGCGCAAGAGTTTGGAGAGCTACAAACTCGTTGTAGCCGAGAATGTAGGACTGATCCGCAATTTACAGGCGTCGTTCTACAACAAGATACAACAAGACACTTGGGCGGCTGTACGTGCGGGCTCGGATTTGCATACTTTGAGCGCCAAATTACAACAGTCATACGGCATAGAGGAGAAACGAGCCGCGCTTATCGCGAGGGATCAAAACGCGAAGGCTAAGGCCGTAATTGAGACGACGCGACGTCAGGAGTTAGGGATACGTCAGGCTATCTGGCAACATAGCGCTGGAGGCAAAGAGCCCCGGCCGATACACATTGCGTGGGGTCGAGAAGGAAAGATTTTCGATCTCGACAAAGGTTTGTATGATCCGGAAGAGAATGAATGGGTTTTTCCGGGGCAGTTGATAAATTGTCGATGTACTTCAAGAGCTATTATTCCGGGTATAACGGATAAGAGGAGACGTCGCTAATGGACCCGATCTATGTCATGTTGATTTTGTTGAATGCGCATACTGGAGAGGAGATTTCTCGTAGGATTGAATCCGGACCGTATGCTTCAGTTGATGAATGCACCAAGGCGCAAATGAAATCGCCTACGATAGACGAAGTTGTGTTGACTACAGAACCCCCTCAGATAGCCGTACATGAATGCGCAATATCCCACGTAGATAAATCATCATGAAAATAGTTTGTGGTTGTTGTGACGTTCCGATAAGTGAGTGTCCGCATCGAGTGCATAAGCGAATGCGATATAGACTCAACTTGTTGGGATACGATTCTTACACTTCGGTGGATGGGTCGACGTTAACCTCTTAACTAGTACTTTGATTCGAAGACCACAGCGGGCCGCTACGTTACGATTGACCATAATGGGTGATTTACCATATACTGGGGCATGCCATTACGTCCCGGTAAATCGAAAGCTGCGTTTTCGCACAACGTAAAAGCTGAAGTTGCCGCTGGAAAGCCGCAAAAACAAGCGGTTGCGATTGCCTATCGGGAATCCGGCGAAGATGAACTAGAGATCGAGTGCGACGAAGACCTCGAAATTGATTGTGTAGTAGATTCCTCGCCCCGCCTTGCTATGGATCGCGCGCCGACCGCGCGTACCAAAGATCCGATTAATGGCTGGCTCCACGTCAAAGACTGTCGCATATCCAAGGCGAATGTATGTCCCTATCTCGGTCGGGAAATCCCACGATCAGAATCGCTAGGTCTCGAACCGGACAAGGTTTATTACCTGTATCGGGATGCTGCTGCTCTCGAAGCTGCGGCGAAGTCATTCGAGCGCGTACCGCTCGTAATCATTCATACCGCAGTTACGTCTGAAACTGCGCAAAAACCCGAGATTAAACAGAAGATCATAGGCGCGATATCCAACATACGTTGGGTTGCTCCCTATCTCGTCGCAGACCTCACCGTATGGGACGGCGAAGGTATCGAAGCGATTGAATCCGAACGTCAGTGTGAGTTATCTCCTGGCTATCATTACATCCCTGAAATGAATAGCGGAGTAGCTCCCGACGGAGACCGTTACGATGGCCGAATGCTTAGTCTGTGGGCGAATCATTTGGCCATCGTCGACACCGGTCGTACCGGGCCAGATGTATTTGTCAATGACCATAAGTTGACGGACATCACAGAAACGTAGGATACTCGCCTCATTATGGTTAATTCTCATACTCTGTAAGGTAGCCCTATGAAGCTTTCCGCCGTGCTTAAGGCCATTACGCCCTTTCTGGCGACCGATAAAAAGCCGGAAGATGTCTTGGCTGCAGTGATGGCAGCAGATAAAGGGAAGGACGCCATGCCGGGTAACGTAGCTTCCTCGAAACCCATCGAAGACAAAGCAGCGAAAGATCGGAAGGCTGCGCATGATAAGGCTCGAGACAAGATGTCCGACGAAGACAAAAAGGCCTTTGATGCCATGTCGGATGAAGAGAAAGACAAGGCTGCAGAAGACCGGGATGATGATCCGGAAGGCACCAACGATGAAGAAATCGAAGGTGAAGACGAAGGCGATCCCACTACTCCGGGCGGCAATCGGGCCGACGGCAAGACCGCGATTGATTCCGCTACCGTATCCAAAATGATCGCCCAGGCTGTGGGCGCACGAGACGCTCTCCATAAAGCTCTCGTTGATGTTGAGCCGATTCTGGGCAAAGTTACTTTCGATAGCGCCGGCAAGGCGTATCGTGCGGCGCTCGATCATCTGAAGGTTGATCACACGGGTATCCCTGCTTCCGGGTTGTCGACTATGTTGCGATTGGCCAAAGATCGGGCTTCGGCTACGGGTACGCCCGCTATGGATCGCGCCGTCGTGTCCAGTCTCGAGAAACTCATTCCCGGTTACGGCCGGTTGCGTTAACCCTACAGGAAATCAATCATGCCGTTTCAGAGTAAAATCAACGACAATCAGGCGCCCGCAGTAGTGGGTGACTTTGCGTCGACCAATCCCTTTGCTTCCGTTCTTGCCGGCCCCGGCGCACTCGTAGCGCCCGCTGGTGGATTGATTGTAGGCAATTTCGCCTGGGTCGGGCCGCAGGGTCAGGTATCTCAATCGTTTGTCTCCGGCTATCAGATCGGGTTTCTGGGTCGCAATGAACAAGCGCTCATCACTCAATTCTTGGGTGAAGAGACGCTCGTTGTCCCAGAAGGATTCATGGTCACCCTCTTCAATGAGGGCGATTTTTGGGCGAAGTTTGCGACCGGCGCCACGGTTGGTAACAACGTGTATGCCGATCCGAATGACGGTGCGCCATTGGCGGGAGCTACGGCGCCGTCGGGTGCAACTGCTACGGCTTCGGCGGGATTTACGGGTACAGGTACGGTAGTCAACACTTCAACTACGTTGACAATCAATACCGTAACTGCCGGCATTTTGTCGGTGGGCGATGTCGTAACGGGTACGGACATCCCGGCCGGTACCACGATTCTCGCGCAGTTGACTGTTACTGCAGGCTATGGCTACGGTTTGCGTGGCACATACCAAATGAGTGCGGCAGCTACGGGATCGGCGGGCCCGGAAGCGGTTACGTCGGTATCCACCACACTCGACGTTACTGCGGATCTCACCGGCGCTTTGAATTTCGGTGATGTCATCTCGGGTACGGGCGTCACGAACGGTACGACCATCGGTCTGCAGCAGAATGCCTTTTCGGGTGTTGCATCGACGGCCACGAGTACCGCGCTGACAGTCACTGCAGTCAACGGGTTCTCGGGGCCGCTGCTTGTGGGGGATACTGTAATTGGTAACGGTATACCCGCCGCAACAACGGTCGCCTCTCAGACGAGTGGAACCCCTGGTGGCGTTGGCGTGTATGTGTTGAGTCAGGCGACTACGGCAACTGCTGCTGGTGTCGCAGTGACGAATGGCGACACTCCAGGCGGAACGGGGCTGTATTCACTCAGTGTCGCTCAGAATTTCGCGTCTACGACGGTGACCGTAGCTGGTACGTCGCAGCCGACCGGGTTCAAGGTTCGGGGAACGTATAGTCCCCTGGCCAATGAGCTTGGCAAGATCAGCACGAATTAACCCGTAATCGTCAAATAAACAGACAGGATCTAAGACTATGCGTATTGACCTTGCTGATATCGGCCGACGTTACGGTATCCACATTATGCGAGGTCTCAATCAAGAGGTCCGCGAGGCTGAGTTGATGAGCTATGACAGTGCGTTTGACGCACAGCCACAGCTCGTTACCGCCGCAAACGCTGGTATTCCGTCGTTGTTTACGACGTACGTTGATCCGAAGATCATTGAAGTTTTGGTGCGCCCTACGAAGGCCGCAGAGCTTTATGGTGAGACCAAAAAAGGTACGTGGGTCTCGGATACGGCCATGTTTCTGTTGGCGGAACGGACTGGCGAAGTTGCGAGTTATGGCGATTTCAGTCAGGACGGCATGTCCAACGCGAATGTCAACTTTCCGCAGCGTCAGTCATATCACTACCAAACCAATACTCGTTGGGGTGAACGTGAGCTTGCCCGTGCGGCCGAAGCCAAGATTGATTGGGCCAACCAAGTCAACATGGGTTCGATCCTGGCGTTGAATAAGTATCAGAACCTTGTGTATCTGTTTGGTATCTCCGGGTTGCAGAATTTCGGTGGTACAAACGATCCGTCTTTGCCGGCGCCGATTGCGCCTACATCGTCATGGTTCGGCGCCGATGCGGCAGTGATCTACTCGGACGTTCTGCGGCTCGTACAGGAAATGATCGCCCAAGGCAACGGCCTTGTGGATGCTGAAACGGACTACACCATGGGAATTAGCCCGGGTAACGTCACGAATTTCAACAACACAAACCAGTTCAACGTGAACGTGTTTGATCAGATTAAGAAGAATTTCCCGAATCTGAAAATCGTGACGGTTCCGGAATTCGCAATCAACGGCGGCGGCGGGTTTGGCGGTACGGAACTGATTCAGTTGATCGCCAACAATGTCGAAGGACAGCAGACTTGTGAAGCGTCCTTCACCGAGAAAATGCGGGCGCATGCAATGGTCGTCAAGACTTCGTCCTGGGAACAGAAGAAGTCTCAGGGGTCTTGGGGGACCATCATTTACCGTCCGGTCTTCTTCGCGCAAATGCTCGGAGCGTAAACGGAGCATGCCATCACGGACCCGCGTTGCATTGCCTCCGGGTCCTCTCCGTTCCAGCCCCGTGGGAAAACCATGGGCTGGCAAACGAGTACGGATTCTGCCGCGTACCAGCTGCCGGTATTTGATTCCTATTCGTTACAACTTCGGGTCTTAAACGCGACCTCAGGTCAACCCCTTTACGCTTATGTTGCCCTCGGTCCTGAGGGGGTTATAGCCACCGCGTGGACAGGCCCTCCGCCAGCTGAGTGTGATTTCATCATTGCGCCCGATGAGTCGACTATCATCTCGCTGACTCCCGCGCAAATACGTTTGGCTCAGTTGGGCCAGCTATATGCGGCTGCAGTGTTATACTCCGGTTCAGCTGGGATATATTTTACCCCCGGTGTAGGACTAGCGTCATGACCGCGTGGGAAGGCGGCTTTGCCTCGAGAGTTTTAGGTCAGAATCTTGAAACCCTCGTTCCGTTTTCATCATCTCTTGCCGGGGCTAGTTCCTGGCGCGCGGGTCCAGGCGGAATACTACAGGGTCGATTCGGTTGGGGTAATCCCGCCACCGGCTTTGTGCTCAACTCACAGACGACTCCGGAGGATACATTCGGACTCGTCCTACCTCTTCAGAATGTCAATTACGCCAACGGAGGGGTCATAGGCGGCCCGGCACGGTTCGGCGGTCCTATGGCCGCGTGGACGTGGCAGACGTGGGATCATCAGTTTCAAGCCTGGAGGATGCGGCAAGGCATCGTTGCCACGCTCATGAATTCAGGAAATTTTTGGCTACGATTTGCGGGAGGTGCTAACTACGGAGATACGGTTTACGCTTCAATTTCCGATGGCTCGGCAATCTCGGGAGAGATAGGCGGAGCCATTGAGACCCCGTGGATAGTCTGTAGTAATACAGGCCCGGGGCATTTGGCTAGAGTTTCAACAACAGCAAAATTTTTTTGAGGTGATAGATTATGGAACTGGTAACAATCGGATGTCGATTTCCCAACGGTTATACGTTGGAAGTTGGTTTGCAGACTACGGTAAAAGGCGGCCCGAAGGATGGGTTGATTTCTTTGGTGCGTCGTCAGGATGACTATCAGCGAATCAAGTTAAAAGGGACTCATTGGCACAATGCGGCGATGTTTCGTCGGGGGATTTTGGTTCCTTCGGTTGGAAACCCTGAGCCATTTTTGAATCAAATTCCCAAGGATTTTTGGGAACGTTGGAAGAGGGAGCATCCGAAAGCCGCCGTGCTCAAGTCCGGCGATCTCTTTGAAATTGCTGATGCTACGAAAGGCGGCAATGCGAAGGCAGCGGTTATTGATGCGATGTCGAAACCTGCGCCTCTTGCACCGTTAGATCCGAGCAAGATACTTACCGTGGGTAAGGACAAAGTCGAGACAGCCAACTTCAGCGAAGATAAGTAAGTCATGCCCGTAGTTCCCTGTCCAACACCGTGTCCCCCCATAACCCGGGGGATTGTACAATTCAGCTCTGTTGAATTCGCGGGGTTGTATCCGGAATTTGCGGGGTTGACGAATGGTCAGATGCAGACCGCGTTTAATGACGCGACTTTGCTACTCGACAATTCATGTGCGTCACGTGTACAGGATGCCAACAAGCGATTGTTATTTCTGTACACGTTGACTGCGCATCTGGCTACGATTGAATACGGCGCCAACGACGGGGCAGGAAATGTCACTACCCCACAAGGCATCGTGGGTAGGATTGATAGTGCTGCTGAGGGATCGGTATCCGTTAGTGCAGAGTACTCCTCTACGGTTACGCAGAGTGAAGCGTATTTCATTCAAACGAAGTATGGCGCGAAATTCTGGCAACAAACCGCGCAGTATCGGACCATGCATTACATTGGGCCGCCTTCCTTTGGTCCGAACGGCCCCGGATTCCCATGGCAACTTGGATTCGGAGAGATTGAGTAATGAACGTTGGATGCACACTCCCTCACGGTTATGTCATTGAAGTTGGTACGCCTGGAAAGCCCGATTATAGGGCTATTCAGCTGCAGGGGATTTTGGGCTCGAAGGTTCCTTTTGGTATGACTAAGAATGTTGATAATTCGGTCATGAAAGCTTGGTTTAAGAAGAATGCCAAGCTTCGGTACGTATTAGACGGATCTATATTTGAAATCAAATGATACGTGGCGGCAAGAAACTCGAACGGGTGTTAGCAAGAACAGTTGAAAAGCTGACTTCAGCTAACACCGTGCGCGTGGGGTTTCTTGAAGGTGCCACTTACCCACAACGATCGGCTGGGGCTGAGCGGTTACTGAAAGGATTGGATAAACTCAACAAGGTTGGTCCCTTTCAGAAAGGTCAACGTCCTAGTGCACTGAAGAAGTATCGTAAGGCCCGGCCCGCAAAACTTGCGTCATTTGTAGGTCCTCCGAAGTCTGCGGCACCATTGCCTGTCGCAACAGTTGCATTTTGGAATAATTACGGTAACGCGCGAATTCCTGCACGACCGTTTTTTACCAACATGATTGCACAGAATTCTCCGACTTGGGGTAGTGATTTAGCCGATATCCTTGTCGAGACGGGATACAATTCGAAATTGTCATTGCGGCACATGGGTGAGCTGATTAACGATCAGCTCGTAAATTCCATGAATGATTGGCCAGCGGATAACGCGCCGCTAACTGTTGCTATCAAAGGGTTCAACAAAGGTCTCGTAGATAAGGGGGTCATGCTCCGATCTACCGATTGGCAGGTGTTGACATGAGCATAGGCAACTTACACGGTCTCGTACGCGGGGCTATAAACTCTGTCAATCCAGACATAGCAGCTAGTTGGTATGTGTCTACTGGTAATACTATTGCAGCTGGCGGAAAGAGCACTCCCGCTTATGCTGCAGCGATTCCGATGCGTGTGCAGATACAAGCTGTACGAGGATCGGATCTACGCAAGTATGACTTTTTACAGGGTAATGGAGTTTACCGTGCGGTTTACATGTTCTTTAATCCTGACGCTATCAACCGCGTGGAATCGAAAGGTGGCGATCTCCTGACTTTTAAACAGTATCCCACCGGGGCCGTACGCACATGGCTCATATCCGCTGTAGATGAGCCGTGGACTTCGGGTAATGGGAATCTTTCATGGTCTCGAGTGATCGTCACGTTACAGCTCGATCCGAATAACCCGGTGTCGCAAGATTGAATGTTTCTCCCCCACAGCTCGATGTATATGTCGCGATCCAGGCCTTTGTTATGTCTGTGACGGGGCTCGGACAATCGCTTGTGATACAGGGATTGCCTAATCGAACGGCACTTCCGCCTGCCTCTCCGGGTTTTGTGTCTATGCAACTTACGCGAGCAAAACGGTTACGAACCAACCAAGTCACATGGGATCAAATAGGGTTAAACCCTACGACTCTCGAAATAGAACAAGGAACTGAGCTTCGATTACAACTCGATTTATATGGTGCGGGGTCGGGAGACTGGGGGGTAATGCTCGAGACGCTCCTGCGTGATGAGACTGCATGTGTAGCTCTGGCGCCGACGTGTCAACCGCTCTACTCCAGTGATGCCACTTTGGTACCACTCGATGACGATGAGCAGCAGTATGAGCAACGATGGATGATTGAAGCCGTTTTGCAATACAACCCCGTCACGACGACGCCTATGCAGTTCGCCAATACCCTGGAAGTGACTTTGATCAATGTGGACGAGACGTATCCCCCCTGAGAGTCTTTACCTTATTGTCGATTTCGTTTACCATATTTGGCGTATGCCTGTCTAATTTTTCGGAGTGATCTATGAGTCCCAGTATTCCGATGTCAGCCGTTATCGGTGGAATTCCCAGCGTCTTGGGCGTTGGAGGGAATCCGCTGTCGCTGAATGGCGTATTCCTGACTCATGATACTTCGATTCCGATTGGAGTCGCTCAACCTTTTACGGTAGGAGGTGCGACTTCGTGGTTCGGAGTTAATTCGCCTGAATCGATTTTGGCGGATGACGTTTATTTTCAGGGATTCATCGGCGCAGATTCGTTGCCGTCGACGGTTTATTTTTATCAATATAATGAATCCGCAGTCTCTGCGTATTTACGTGGAGGAAGTCTTGCAGCGATCACTCTGACTGCACTCCAGGCATTTTCAGGTACGATCATTGTCGCAGTGGACGGGGCGATAGTTACTTCTGCCGCGATCAATCTTGCCTCAGCTACCAGCTTCACTAACGCTGCTACACTGATTCAGACGGGACTTCAGACTGTTGGTGGGGTGTTTACCGGTACTGGAACGGTAACGAATGGTTCTCCGGTACTGACCGTTAACAGTACGACATCTGGAACCTTGCATATCGGCGATACGGTTGTGGGTACGGATATTCCTGCCGCGACGACGATCTTGTCTTTTGGCACGTATACAACGGGTTCCGGAGTCGGTACGGTCACCCTGTCGGCCAATGCTACAGGGGCCGCTGGGCCGGAAGCAATTACGGTTACGAGTGCAGCCACTGTCACCTACGACACGTTGCGCGCCGCCTTCGTCATTACCTCGCCGACTACGGGCGTGAATAGCTCGGTAGGCTTCGCCTCAGGTTCCCTGGCTGCTGATGTGTTGCTGACTCAGCTGACAGGCGCGGTGCAGTCTAAAGGGGCCGCAGCGGCTACGCCTGCTGGTGCGATGAACGGAATTGTGGCTTCGACTCAGAACTGGGCATCGTTCTCTACGGTGTTTGAGGTTACGGTCGCAGAAGCCACGGGATTTGCTGAATGGACCAGTGCCGCTAGTCCTGCGGGGCAAGAACGATTTATCTACGCCGAGTGGGATTCGGTTACGGCCAATGACACGAGCAATCCGCCTAATGGTGAGTCGTTTGGTGCTCTCGCGACTACTGCCGCATATAACGGCGTGATCCCCATCTATGACCTTTCGGAAGGTCAAAAAGCCGCTTTCGTCATGGGATTTGTGGCGTCTCTCAATTTCGATGATACGCAAGGTGCGGCAACCCTAGCATTCAAGGGTCAAGCCGGATTAATCCCTGATGTAACAGATGAGCCTACCGCTGTGGCCCTTGGAGGACCTCTCAATGGGACGGGAGGCGTGGGTAATGGGTACAACTATTATGGCGCCTTTGCAACTGCTGCACAACAGTTTCAATGGATGCAGCGGGGTACAATGCCTGGCCCATGGCGATGGGTACAGCCGTATATCAATCAGATTGCGATGAATGCCGATTTCCAACTTGCATTAGCGACGTTGGAAAGTACGGTTAAATCGATTCCGTATAACACAGCCGGGATCAATCTTATTCACGGGGCGTTGGCTGATCCGATTGATAAGTATGTCAATTTCGGCGCCATTCAGTCTAATGTCACTTTGTCTGCATCTCAAATTCAACAAGTCAATCTAGCAGCAGGCGCGAAGATTGACGGCGTGTTATCTACTGTCGGATATTTCCTGCAAATTCTGCAGGCATCTCCGACAGTGCGTGGGCTTCGCGGATCTCCTCCGATGAAATTTTGGTATACAGACGGCGGATCGATTCAGTCTTTGTTCCTTGGTACTATCGACGTTCAATAAGGGATAACCACCATGGGTACGATTACCTCAGCTAATTCCAGTTTTGCACTGGTTGTCCCTAGTGTATTTGGGACCATCCCACAACTGTTGCAGGGATATGCGGCTGATGACGCATTTACTCAAGAGGCGTTCGACCTTGCCGAAACGCGCATGGGAGTAGATGGCGTTTTGTCGGCAGGATATACCCCGAGTCCGAAACGGATCACTGTCATGTTGCAGCCCGACAGTATCGCGTTGAATGTGTTTTTGACTTGGGCGCTTGCAATTACGGCAGCAAAGGAACAGTTCGCTGCAACGGGAAATATCCTGTATCCGTCTATCAGTCTCGGATTCAAACTCGGGACTGTGTTTTTCAAAAATTCACAGGGATTGCCGAGTGCGAAAAAGGTCATTGACCCTTTCCCCGCAGTTCTCGAATATCAAGATTTGACATCCTTTCCCATCTAATTAGAAATATGAGTTATGCCGCGCAAAACAACACGGATTACGATTACCGAAGAGGGCCGGGATAAAGGCAAAGCATTTATCCTTACGGAGCTTCCTGCTGATCAGGCGGAGCGTTGGTTCATCCGCGCTCTATTTGCTATTTCCAAGTCTAATGCAGATGTGACCCCGGAGGTCATAGCCGGTGGTGCTGCGTCTTTCGCAGCCTGGGGGCTACCCGCTTTGCTGCAAGCAGACTACCGGGAAGTAGAACCGCTTCTCGACGAGATGTGGGAATGCGTGCAATATCAACACGCTACTAATATCCCCCTCCAGAGTGTTTTTCCCGGGATCAATTCTCAGATTGAAGAGATCTCCACTCGGTTTGCATTACGGCTTGCAGTGATGCAACTACATTTGGGTTTTTTAATTCCCGACGCTTCCCCGACTTCGGGCCCAATACCAGGGGAAAAAGAGGACTCGAATGCCCCAACGTTCCTAGGCTCATTAGTTTCTTGGTATCACAAGGTCTTGCGTCACTGATAGAATTGCAAACTGTTTACGGGCTTCAAGACGCGCATGATCTCATAGAGATCGCGCTAGTCTCCAACCACAACAGGCGTCCTTCAAATGGCTAAGGTTATAGATGCGCTGGTGGTTACCCTCGGATTAGATCCGAGTGGGTATAAGAAAGGCGCGGCTGAAGCCAATGCGGCTCAGGCTGGGCTCAAAAACACCGCGCAGGCGGATGCTAAAGCCACTCAGGCTTCGACTGAAAAGAGCGGGGATAATACTAAAAAGTTAGGTATTGAACGGCGGAAGCAGGATACCGAGGAACGTAAGCGCCAACGCCAAAGAGATCGCGAAGCTCGAGAGCAACAGGCTCAAGAGGCAAAGCATACCGAGGCGAGCATTGATCGACTCAAGTCCATCGGGCTTGCAGCTGCGGGAGCAGTTCTCGGATTTAACACGATTAAAGGTGCTATTCAAGCATACGTGGGTGCGACAAATCAACTTGCGAATCTAGGTCGTATTGCTCCCACAATTGGAGTGGAGGTTCAAGGATTAGATAAGTTGGGAGATGCGTACAAACAAGTTGGAGGTAGTGCAGAAGATGCCGCGACTGATGTAGCGAAACTCGCACATGCTCAGTTTTCGTACGCTATCCATGCCCCAGATGCATTGGCGGGGCAACTCCGAAATCTCGGAGTAAATCCGTTTGATGAGAAAAATCAAGCGAAAGATAAACTTCGTCTAGAGCAGGAGATCGCCGACGCGATTAAAGGTAAGACTAAGGACTTACAAACTCAGGCTATGTATGCTCGAGAAATCGGCATGTCCGAAGCGTTTGTTCAATTGTATCTCGTCAAACAGTCTAGTGAGCGGGCAAAGATTTTTGAAGACGCAGATAAAACTGCAAAAGCTACTGCTGCCGCCGCTGCCGCTGCACAGGCTCAAGAGCAGTCATGGGCTCGGTTGAAGAACCACCTCAAAGGGGTTGGTGAAAATATTGTCGCCACAGTAAGCCCCGGGGTGACTGAGGTCCTCAATGCTGTTGTAGATACCGGAGCGTCTGCGACCCCATTTAAGCGTTCGGGGATTGATCCTCGTGCAGCTCTCGATCCGCGTGCTGCTAAATTTTCAGCAGCGTTTGCTGCAGCAGAGAAACGCCATGGTCTACAGCCTGGAACGCTAGCTACGATTGCCCGACAGGAATCCCGATTTAATCCTAGCGCGGTTAGTAAATCGGGCGCAGTAGGGCTCATGCAGTTGATGCCTAAGACGTTTCCCGGGGCTGGAGTAAATGTTGATGCAGATATTGAGACTGCCGCGAAAGAGATAGAGCGGCTGATCAATGTTGGTAAGACGAGGAAGTTGAGTCCACAGCAAGCGTTGCGGTACGCATTGGACGCATATAACGGCGGCCAAGGTAAGATTGATGCCCGGATCGCTGCGGCGAATGCCGGCGTTGTCGCGGTCAATCCTTTGAAGTCAGAGACATCAAACTATTTACCCAACATCGGTTCTCCCTATGCGGATTTTGCCGCGCGTAATACTACGCCGTCGTTACCATTGAATGATTCTGGATCAGGGGTAAATGGACCGATCACGAATACCCACATTGAGACGGTGAATATTCATACCCGGGCTACTGATGCGGCAGGAATCGCGGCTACATTACCAGATGCTATCAAGCGTCAGAATCTAGTAGCTCAGGCAAATTCGGGGTTGAATTAATGCCTAACCCGATCATCAACGTACCTGAGTTTCCCAATGTGGCTCAGCTACCGGGGGTACCTCAGCTCGTACGCGCGAATCAGGCCATCAACACGGTCCGACTCGCTGTGGGTGCGGTATCTCAGTTTTTAGGTGCAGCAACAGCGGCTAAACCCACATGGGCCATTCTGGATGCGAATGGAAATGTTGTAATCCAACCTGATAGCTTTTTGGATTTTGATAATTCCAATGAATGGAAGATAGCTGACTTTCCAATACAGGATGGTGAATTTTCTTCCTACAACAAAGTTGTTATTCCGTACACGGCATCAGTGAAGTTGTCTAAAGGAGGATCTCTTCAGGATAGAAAGAATCTATTAGATAAGATTCAGTCTATCGCGGGGGATACCAACCTTTACAGTATTCTAACTCCGGAAAAGCAATATCCCAATGTGAACATTTTGAGATATGCGATTCGGCGGTTAGGTCGTGAAGGTGCCTATTTTTTCGCCGATCTTGAAATCTTCTTTCGTAACATACAATCAGTGTCGTCGCAGTATTCAACTACTACCGCGAATACTGTGAACGCTCAGAACCCTGCAGCAACCCCCTCCCAGAATCTAGGGAATCAATTGGCGCAAGCTACAGTTCCGGCATCGGTTCAACAAGTTGTAACTGTTGTGCTTTTGCATAATGGTGTACCGGTAACGCCATAATGATGCTCGTACCGCTCAGCCAAAATCCGAATCAAACTCTACAGATTGTGTTGGGGGGACAGAATTGCGCCATAGACTTACGAACATTAGACGGTTCTGTATTCACGGACATCGCGGACTTGAGCGTTTCGCAACCGTATCTCTCATTCTCATTGACGGTTGCTGGTATATCCATAACCGTAAATGCTTTATGTTTGAATCAAAAACGGTTGTTAATAAATCGTCAGTATCTGGGATTCGTGGGAGATTTTGTATTCGTTGACACACAAGGAACCGATGACCCTCAATATTCTGGACTGGGTACGCGGTGGCTGTTGGTTTATATAGAAGCTTCGGACCTCGCATGACTTTCTCCGTAAAACAACTTCGATTTACGTTTGTTCTCGATAAGGACAATCCTGCACGTTTCCAAGGTAATAACAACACCCTGCAAATAACGGGATTACGTGCTACTGCGGACATAGACTATCCGGGGCCGCCATCTTTTCCCACCGCGAATGTACGCATATATGGGATGAAACCGTCCGATATGCAAGCTCTCACAGGGCTGACTTTTGGAGTACTCACGTATACGCGCGCGAGCATGCAAATTGAATCCAACAGCGGAAACGGTTGGACTACCGTTTTCGTAGGGCAGTTGGTTACATCTGTTACTGACTTTGAGCAGATGCCAGATGTTGCGTTTCAGATTACGGCTCAAACCCTAGGGTTCGATCTTTTGAACCCCGCTACTCCTACCTCTTTTCCTTCTTCAGCCAGTTTCGACCAAGTATTGCGTACGATAGTGCTGAAGATGAATCTGAATTACTCCAGTGTGGGAATTACGGGGACTTTTCCTGCAGCAACGTATTTTCCCGGTACTCCTCCGGATCAACTCCGTACAGCTACTCAAAAAGCCGGGCTTGTTTACTATACTGATATCCCGGGCCTAGTGGAGATCGGTTTGCCCGGTGCGCCGCGTAGTATAACTAAACAAGTTGTAACTCCACAGAATGGGCTCGTCAAAGAGCCCACACTCAACAGCGTGAATCTAATCGGTGTTGTTGCAGAGTTTAATCCCTCTTTTCGATTCGGTGCGCCTTTAGAAATTCAGGGAGCACAGCAACTCAGTGCTAACGGGAATTGGGTTATATACGATTGTAAGTACAATCTATCCAGTCTGATGCCCGATGGCCCATGGTTTGCGCGCATGACCGCTCAACCCCCAGCTGGTTTTGGAATTTCGCAATGACCGATGCGGTTACAGGTCAAACTAACCCGGGTACGTTAGGCACCGAATACAACGTCATTGCTTTCGTTGTCGCTCAACTACTGCAAAAGGTTCAAACCCTTACTCTAGTACAAGTTTTATCTTGTACTAATGACGGAGGGCTGTCACCGGTGGGTCGGGTTTCGGTGCAACCCCTCATTTTTCAGATGTCGGGTAGTCGGCAAGGTATTGCCCACGGGGAGATTTCGGATCTACCGTACCTGAGAATCCAGGGAGGTACTGACGCCGTGATTCTCGACCCCAAGCCTGGGGATATCGGGATGGCGGCTTTTTGTTCTCGAGATATCTCAAATGTCAAGGCTGATCCGCAGGCAGCGGTTTCTGCTGGTGGAGTACCCCCCGGGTCTTTAGGGGTATTTGACTGGGCGGATGGCCTCTATCTCGGGGGGTTTTTAAACGGTCAGCCGGTGCAGTACATACGGTTTTCGGCAACGGGAATCGAGATCGTCTCCCCCACGAAGATCACTCTGACCGCGCCGACAGTAGAAATCGATGCTTCGACTGCTTTTAACGTCAATACGGCTACGGCCGACGTACAGGCCGCAGGAACCGCGACCATCTCGGGGGCCTCCATTGTCCTAGCTGGACCGATATCGCAGACTGGCGCGGGCGCTTCCTCGTTCTCGGGGTCTCTGGCGGTGCAAGGCACCGACGTGCATACTCACGGACATAATCCGGGTACTTTGGTCGCAGGATCGACCCCGGTTACTGGCTTGGCAGGAACCCCGACCTAATGGATACGCTTCTGCTCGATACGGTTCTGTGGGATTACGTCGTAGACGCCTCAGGAAACTGGGCAGTCGCAACGGAACCTTATTCTCTCGCTCAGGATGTGTCGAGTGCAGTTCGATTGTTCCAGGGAGAGCTTTGGTACGACAAATCCCAAGGGATTCGTTATAACCAAACAATCTTGGGAAAGTCACCAACGTTAGCCGTGTTTCAAGAGCTTATGGTTCAAGCGGCGTTGACCGTACCAGATGTTGTATCCACAATTTGTGTCATTGATTCCTATGATTTCGACACACGCCATGTAGACGGTCAAATACAGTTTGTTGACGTAAATGACAATACGGGGATTGTTGGCCTATGACGACTAGTGTCCCCCCGATAATTTTTACTCCCACGGGATTAACTGTACCCGCTGAAGCCGATATCCTCGCTGGCGTTCAGGCGGATATGCAGGCAGCATTTGGCGGCAAACTCAACTTTGGAACGACTGCTCAGCCTGGGGGTGCACCCCCTCAGGTGCAGCAAGCGTCCTCATTCAGTGCGATAGTCGCCGATTCATATGGAACATTTGCTCAGTTCGTAGCGCAGGTTGATCCGGATAATGCTACCGGGTTTATGCAGGATGCGATTGCCCGAATCTATTTTCTCAATCGAGACCCCGGAGAGCCTACAACGGTTCAAGCGTTTTGCGTGGGGCCGTTAGGCACGCAGTTTATAGCGGGTCAGGCCCAGGCTCGAGACACTTCGGGCAACATATACGTTTGTACTCAAAGCGGTACGATCGGGGCGAGTGGTAATATAACACTGTCATTTGCTAACATCGTAACTGGTCCGATACCGTGTCCGGCGAATACTCTTACCGCCATTTATCAGGGTCCGGCAAGTTGGAATACAGTTAACAATCCGTCTGCGGGCATTCTTGGAGCAGATGTTGAATCGGCTGCGGATTTTGAATTTCGCAGACAGAATACCGTTGCAGCCAACGCCCACGGGTCGCTGCCGTCCATTTATGGCGCAGTATTCGAAGTGCCTGGAGTACTCGATTTATATGCTATAGAGAACGTAACAGATAATCCGATTGTAGTTGGTTCGACTCGATTCACTCTCTTGCCCCATTCGTTTTTCGTTGGAGCCATTGGCGGAGCAGCTCAAGATATCGCTAACGCCATATGGACGAAAAAGAATGAAGGCTCGAATATGAATGGCAACACCACTGAAACGGTGGTTGACGACAGTGGGTATTCTTTCCCACAGCCTTCGTATTCGATTACGTTCAATAACAACGCTGAAAATCCTGTTGTTTTCAATTTTATAATTACGATAGTTAATAGCTCCGCGTTGCCTTCTACGATAGAAACTGATGTTAGTGAAGCGGTAGGCCAACAGTTTGACGGTATAACTAACACCCCATTGGCATCAAATGGGGTAACTCCGTCTACTACTGGACAGCGCGTACGTATCGGGTCGCTACTACTTGCAGCCGTGTTTTATGGCGCAGTTACTACTTGTGAAGGTCCGGGGGTTCCCGTACAGGTGCTATCGATTCTCATCGGATCGGTGTTCTCGGGACATGCCACACTCGTTAATGGCAGCAACGTATTGACTGTCACCGGGGTTACGTCGGGATCATTGTCCGCAGGAACGGAATTGACGGGTACGGGTATAACGGTTGGAACTACGATAGTACAACAGTTGAGCGGTGCAGTAGGGGGGATCGGAACGTATCAGATGTCAGGAAACGCTACAACTACGGTTGGTTCTCCGGAAGCGATTACCGGAGCGGGAGGAACTGCGCAGCTCATCGGAATTGATCAAGCGCCCGAATTGGGTACGGTTACAGTGATTTTGGTCTAACATGTTAAATGTAGAACAGACAATTTGTAGTCAGTATGCGAACAGCCCTACGCTGTTGCAACTCATTACAAACATGAATGACTACATTGATCCTCGACAAAATCTGTTGGCGTTCTATACCAACGTATGGAATGTCGATACCGCTGTTGGTTTCGGACTCAACATCTGGGGCCGCATTGTGGGAGTATCGCGAACTATACCTATTCCGGGTACGACAAACTCCTTTGGTTTCGCTAATCCAGATATCCCTCCAGATTGGCAGAACTGGGGAAATAGAGACCAACCGGGGGCAGGAGGTCCTTTTTTCGCGGGTCAGATTAGTACAGGTGGCTTCACGCTCAATGACGCTTCATACCGTACATTGATCTTGGCGAAAGCTCTGGCAAATATCGTAGCTACGACTGCGCCAGCGTTGAATCAGTTGATACAGAATTTGTTTCCCGGTAGAGGTCGCGCATATACGATCGATCGGGGAAATATGGCTATGAGCTATATTTTTGAATTCCCCTTGACAACTACGGAATATGCTATTCTGGCATCCAGTGGGGTACTGCCGCACCCCGCTGGGGTACTAGTCAGCATAGTTGTCATACCCGGAGGTCGATTCGGATTTGCGGAATCGGGTACCCGGCAACACGGATTTCGTGAGACCGGTCAAACGGGTTGTTTTTACTCTATACCTTAGGATCATAACATGCCCGGTGCACCTCCTCCTCCAAATTTGTTAGAAGCGATTGCTTCTTCAGCGGGTGGCGGATTCATTACTAATCCGATGCCGGAAACTCCCACAGGGACCAATGCCGCGTCGATTCAAGGGGGATTTCCTCCGGTTACGATGCAGGAAGAGGTTGCGGGAGGAGAACCGCCATTAGGTCAGGATATCAATGGATATCTGTTCCTGCTCAGTTCACACACTCTATGGGTTGAGTGTGGACAGACGTATCAATATAATGCAACTCTTGCAGCGGCCATCGGTGGATACGCTACAGGTACGATTCTGGGCATGGCCGATGGTACTGGGCTATGGCTCAATCTTGGGAGTGGAAATACTACTAATCCGGATACTGGAGGTCCGAATTGGGTTCCGATCGCTGCCTACGGTAGTGCGACGATTGCGACTACAGGTGGAACTGTAACTCTAACGCACCAACAGGCTAAATACGGGGTTATAGTATTATCTGGCGCATTGACTCAAAATCTAGCAGTCAATTTCCCGCCAACCATTCAAGAATGGCTCGTAATAAACAACACAACTGGTGCGTTTGTTACGACATTGAGAACCTCGGTGCTAAGCTCGGTTGGAGTAACGAGTCCTCAGGGGGGCTTCGGTTCTCCGCTCGGTGTTTACAGCGTGGGAGACGGCAATATTTATCCCACGGTGGCGCCGCTGGGCGTTCCGATAGATCAGAATCCAACACCGTTGACTTTGGTAGAACGTACCAACGCTGGATACGTTCTTGCTACTTTCTTCAACATGAGTGCCCCTGCGGATAACTTTCCCATTGGGAATGTTATGTATGAACGCTCGACAGGTGGGGGCGACGGATTCATACGGAAGATATCGCTGACCAACTTCGAGGCCCAAGTCCTATTACAAGGACTGGGAGGTCAGGTCGTCAATGGGCAGGTTCCCTTTAACGTGGTATCGCAGTGGGCATCTGCTCTGTTCAGTAGTCCGGTATTTACGGGCGTACCGACGGCGCCTACAGCGGCCCCTGGTACGTCGACTACTCAGATTGCTACAACTGCATACGCTAGCCCGACATTGACAGTTACCTCAAATGGTATCTGTATTACGTTCCCGAATGGGGCTAAATTACAGGCAGGGACGGTAAATCCCGCTGGCGGTTCGGCTGTTGCGACTTTTCCCGTACCGTTTACTACCTACGTATTTGTTGTTCCTACGAGTGTAGCCGGTGCGGCGGTTCAAACTTGGTTGAGCGCTCTGCCGAGTTTAACTGACGTAACTATCCACAACTCGGGTGGATCTTCAATCTGGATTGCAGTAGGACTTTAATATGCCCGGTCAACCTCAGCCTCCACGGCTAGCAGAAGCATTCGCGGTTAATGCGGCGGGGGCGTATATCAATGCGATACCCACTCCGTCTCAAATTGGAGTAACTCCGGGGGCTGCATCACTCAATGACGGATTTCCGCCGCTTTGTTTTATAGATCCGGCATCAGGGGGCGTACTGCCTTCGGGTAAGGATTTCAACGGCATATTATTTATGATAAGTGCCTGGGCTGCATATCTCGGAGCGGGTCAACTTCCCGTATACGATGCTACTTTGCAGACCGACATGGGGGGCTATGCCATCGGGGCTCGAATACTACAGGCTGCAAATTCCGCCGCCGTGTGGATATCCACGGTGAACGGAAACATGACTGACCCGGATACCGGGGGCGCCGGTTGGATTTCTTCGGTAGCTCTTTATAACTCTACCGCTCCGGCTGCGGGTACCTACACTGATAACGTACTCCCAGGACCTAGTGATTACGTACTCGATTATGATGCGACTGCAGGTAACATCATACTCGATGGATTTGTGGCGCAACGCGATGGCCAGCAGATTCGTATCTGTAAAAAGGATGCGACTGCGAATGTAGTCACAGTTACGGCCAATGCCGGTACTGCCGCGAATCAGGTTAGATCCGTAGGCGACTATGCTCTCGCTCAACAGTACGCAGATGTCACGATTCAATATAACGCGGCTCTGAGCCGATGGTTGGTTGTATGAAACAGTTAAAAGGGTTTTTTGCCGGGCTTGCGATTGCGATAACGCTGACCGCTACCGCAGCCACCGTTTACAATTATTTCCCTCCCCCGGGGATGACCTACACGCCAACCACGGGGCTGGTTGTGGGAATGGCCACAGGAGGCGCGCAGGGTGCGGGTACGGTCAATACGCAGGGATTGTTTGTAAATGGCACCAGTGTCGATACTGGAGGAACTGTAACGAGTGTTGGACTAACAGTACCGTCGTGGGAAACTGTTTCGGGATCTCCAGTTACTTCGAGTGGCACTCTGGCGGTTACGGCGGCGGGAGGTCAAACCGCGAATAGTGTACTTGCCTCGCCCAACGGCAGCTCAGGAGCATTGAGCGTTCGAGCCCTCGTTGGAGCGGATATCCCGCCGATCAATCTCGGAGTCACTACCAACGGTGGTGTACTCAGCACGTCAATCTTGCCGAGTACTAATGGTGGTACGAGTAACGGATTTTTCAGTGTCACAGGACCTACAACTGCAACTAGAACATTTACGTTCCCTAATGCTTCTGCGACGGTACTGACTAGCAATGCGGCGGTAACTGTCCCACAAGGTGGAACTGGGGCAACGGCATTTACAACCCATGGTGTTGTAGTTGGTGAGGGGACTAGCTCGTTTGTAGGTATTGCGGCATTAGGTGCGGATACCCTACTACAGGGGCAATCTGGCGCCGATCCGGCTGCAGTCTCGGTAAACAATTGTGGTAGTTCAACACAAGCGCTGTCGTATTCGACATCCACGCATACTTTTGGATGTCAGACGATATCGACCGGAACGGGTAGTGTCACGAGTCTGACCAGTGGAACGGCTATCGTTTTGAGTCCGAGTACGATTACGACTACGGGCTCAATTTCGTTGGATACAACTGCATCGCCTACAATAACCGGTGCGTGGACGTTTAGTACCGCTCCAGCTTTTAACGCTGGGTTTAGTGGAGCTGTAAATATCAACGGGCTCATACAGGGGCTGTTGGATAATCTAAGTGCAGGCGGAAATGCACAAACATCTTTTGCAGTATCGAACGGTACGAATAGTGTAGGAATGTTTATAACTAGTACCGGATTTACAGGAAGTGCTCCGTATACCGGTGCTCCTACCGGACAATTTGCCTACATATCCGGTCCGGCTTCAACATCAGTTCCTTTGTCGATTTCTGCTGGGGCTTTTGAGCAAATACGCATCGTGGGGGGTGCGGCAGGTAGTGTTAATACGGTGCATAACGCTGCCTATGCTGGCAATTATTTGGCATTCGGTAGCGTGGTAAACAACGGAACTACATGTACGGTAGGATCTAACGCGAATTTCGGTATAACAAGTTGTACTCGTACTGGAACTGGAGCTATAACATTGACTTTCACTAATACGAGTACTTTGACTGCTACGTGTATGGGATCGGTAAATGCTACAGCTGGATCAATAGGGATAAACACACGTAACACGGGAACTGCTGGGGTGACGTCTTATAATGCTGCGGGGTCTGCTACTGATGAAAACTTTGACTTCGTGTGTTTCTAACTATGGACGATAATCACTTAGTTGTTTTGGGCGAAATGAAGGCTACGGTCAAGGCTTTGACCGAAGACGTAACTGACATCAAAAATGATCAAAAGGATCAAAACAAGAAACTCGACAAACTGTTGGAATTCCACAATCAGAGTAAAGGCGCGCGAGCGTTGCTTAAAGCCTTCGCGGCCAGTGGGTTTCTCGGTTGGCTGTGGGAGCATTTGCACAAATGAACCGTGACGCGGCAATTGCGTTGATGTTGCGACTCGAAGGTGGCGAAGCGAATCTTAAGGGAGATCCTGGCGGCCATACGAAGTACGGTATTACTCAGGCTACGCTCAACGGTTTATCCGCAGACTGGGCTAACCCTTTGCCCGCCAATGTGGGAGATCTCACAATAGATCAAGCTGCGTTTATCTATCGACAGGTGCAATGGTCTGCGATTGTTGGAGATAGTTTACCGGCCGCGCTTGCGTGTCTCATGCTTAACGCTGCGGTTAATATGGGGACCGGTACCGCGATTCGAATGTTACAAGAATGTTTGGATTTGAAACCGGATGGTGTCTTAGGACCGTTTACTCTACGTTGCGTAGAGGGTTGGCGGTCTCACTATCAATCGGATCAAACGTTAGCCCAAGAATTTGCGGCACACTGTACTGTACGCTATGCCAGTCTCGAAGACAAAGAGCCCCAGTTCATGTTGGGCTGGTTTCGGCGTCTATTTTTGGTGTACACTCTTGCGGTTCAATCATAATTGGAGTACCGCAAGTGAAATTTCTTAAATCGTATTTGCCGCATCTAACCGGCTACCTCATGGGTGCCGCAGCCATCGTATCCGGGCTCGATCCGAAATTGCTTCCTCCACAGTACGCTTTCGTCGTCGCGTTGGCCGGAACTATCGTAAACGTTGGTCATCATGGATATACGGCCGGGACCGCAAGTGCGGCTCTCCAGGCTGCAGTCTCAGCCGCCTCGAATGTTGTGGCCAAGGCTGTGACGCCAGCAATGCTGTGCGCGTTTCTCGTCGGAGTGTCTTTGACGAGTGGATGTACGACGATGCAAAAGGTGTTCTCGCCAGCAGCAGCTCCCTACGTGACTGCGGCTGTCGATACCGCGATAGCTATTGCCGAAGCTAAGGGCGTACAGGCGATTCAAATTAATCGGATCGCCAAAGCCGCCTTGGCGGCAGACTCGGGGGCTGGTGCCTCGCTAGCGGCGGTTACAGCTCTTGTTAATGCTCAGGTGGCAAAGCTCAATCTGCCAGCGGCGGATCTTGCTGCCGCGCAAATCCTCGAGCTTGCTCTGACTAACGCTGTACAGCAGCAGATCGGGCAGAATCCGAACGTAGCGATTGCCCAGGCGGACGTTGCTCAGGTGCTTAACGCGGTAATCGCCGCTACGGCACCTTACGTCGTTCCCTATTCTGGAGGCTAGATGCGCGTCCACGTCGTACACGGGATTTTAGACCCGGTCGGCTCGGCCGGCTTGTTGAAATTGGTTCCGTACCTTCAGCGAGCCGGTTTTGATTGTCGTGTGCCCGATTATGGGCTCATTACCGCTGTCGAGACCCGAATCGCGAATCCACTCATCCGACGTACGCTGACGCCTTATGTGGAGCCTGGAGACGTCTATATCGGGCATAGCAACGGATGTGCGATCGGATATAGCCTGCCGCAGCCGAAACTAGCCGGGATGATATTAATCAATGCTGCCCTCCAATGCGATATAACGCTCCCTGGGCAGACGTGGGCAGACGTGTACTTTAACGCGGGGGATGACGCGACCGTGGCTGCCAAGCTTGCTGCGGCGATTGGATTGGCCGATCCGGTATGGGGAGAGATGGGCCATGCGGGATATTCAGGCGGCGAGCATCGAATCGCCAACGTCGACTGTGGAAATCCGCCAGATGGATTGCCGGCCGTGTCCGGTCATTCGGATATTTTCACGGCCGGCAAGATAGAGCAATGGGCACCCTATATCGTAGCTCGGATCAAGTTACATTTGGCTGCTACCAAATAGGGTTCCACGTATTGAACGGGCCTACTCCCCCCTCCCAAAACGGCTCATCGAACGTCCCTTTGGTCATCTTTGACGCTGCGCCACAATCCTCGAGCATGTCAGTCTCCTGTTGATGAAATGATTACGTCGAGATAGATATTACCCTAGCTTTTGTCGGTCGGCTGAAAAAACCGAATTTGATATCATCTCGACTGCGTTCGATTTTCGCGGAAAAGGCTACCCGTTTGCCCCGCAGTTCACAGTTTCCTGCGTCGCTGATCGCGCGGGGGAGAGATCCCCACAGTTTGAATCCACGAGTTGTTTTTACTAGTACCTTGGTGACGGACGTTCCGGGCATATATCCGTCCTGTACCCGGGTTGAAACAATTTCGCCTTCGATATCGATGCGATCCTGAGTAACAGGTACCGGTTCAGCGGCGGCATCTTCAGCAGCGCGTACTGCCTCACGCGCGGCTTTTTTAATTTGCCATTCAGCCGGCGTGCCATCATGAATGCGTTTCACCAGTTCTAATTGACGGGAAGTGATACCGCCCCATGCCAGACATTTGCGGGAGATATCGGCAAGTATTCGGTCCGTGTGGGTATCGGAATACAACCACTCTATGCCTAACGTAACGGCTTCTGCACGAGCTTTAGCCGCATTGCGTGCGGTCTCGCGAGCGGTAGCAATCTTAGATTGCATGCGTTTCTTGTCGAGTTGTATGCGGTCAGGTACTTCGAGGGTATTTTCTACGCAGATATTGCCCACGACGATGTGGCCGCCGCTAGTGTGCTGGAACACTGCGCCCCAGTCGAAATGTGCGCCGCAATGATCGCACGTACCTTTGCGCACGAAATTGCCATCAGCCATGAGGGCGGGGAATACTTCGCGTACTTTGGAGCGTTTATCGTACCAATTTCCTGAACCACGCTCGGCCATCCACTCACCGAGTATCGCATCAAAATCTTCGCCGGGTTGACCTCCAAAGTAAACCCCGGCCACAAATTTAAATGCGGCCGGATCAATTACCGAGGGAGCGGCAAGATCGGTGCGTTTGGCCATGTCTATACCCTCTTGGGATTCAGTGACGCCAGGATACCTCAAACTGACGGGGACGTCAGGAACTACGTCACAAAATGCCGAGCCCTCGTGCACACACGAGTATTGGAAGGCCCGGCCCAGTTGGCAATACGAACCAGACACTTCCGTCTTTACTGGTCTTTCGACCGGTTCCCCGCCATTATACCAGATGGTAGGCTGTGCCAACGACGCCAAAAGCAGCTACCTTCGGTTATGCAACGGAAAGGACCCGTACAGCTCGGGCCGGGGCTCACAATGCCATATGTTAAACCGTCATCGCAGACGGTCTTACAAAATAGACGAACTATTTTGTCGGCCACGGCATCACCTCGGAAGATCCACATTTACGGCAGACGAGTTGTTCCGTCGGTTTATATACCTTCCGGATTACGCTCGCAGCTATAAAGTCTTGTAGCACCTGAGCACGCACGCTGCCCCGCTCGACCGAAAAAGCACACTTACCGCTAGGACCGGTAAGTACGAGCCAGGATTGTGACTCATCCTCGTGCGCACTTAGAGTCCAATTCAGCGGGAGATTATATGCGTTCATTTTTACTCCCATTTACCATAACGTTGGGTTTCATCGGCTGAAGGCGCTTTGATAGGCCATGGGCGGCCCCAGTCATCTACCGCCCATGGCTTACCACGATTTACGATAGAGAGATACTCTGCTACGGAACCCTGACCGTCTGCGACTTCGGTCACATTTTCATCATGAGCGTGGTGTACTGGGAGATAAACTCCGGTCTTGTCGAGAGCTACGAGGGTATCCGCCTGGAATTCGCGATGAACCTTTGCAACTATGTTTTGAGTTGCGACTCCACCGTATAAATCCATTCGACACCAACCTACTCCACCTTTCTTGGCTTGTTGGGTATTCCAACCCATGTATGTTAGTTCCTGCTCCCACGGGCGTGCGTAATGTCGAGTAGACGGTTCTAACTTGGGCTCATGATACATCAGGGGAGAGCCGCCGCCAGGAGGCTGACAATAGAGAATGTCTTCATAGACTTGGTAGGAAATCCCACGGTAGGAATAACATGTACCGGGTTCCATCACCGCTTTGACGGCGGCGCCTTCCAGGCCGTAGTATTCCTGATATTCGTTAGCCCTCCGGCCTTGACGATCTTTACCAAACTTGTTACGAACCTGACCTCCCCACAGCTCGCAGATGTTAGGATTTTTAGCCCACGTCCGGAATATCAATGCTTTAACTTCTTCATCCGTACCTAGAATTCCTTCGTCATCGAATCGCCTCCAGCCGCCTATATAAGCTCCAAACCCGTTCGCCAATGTGGGAATCTTGCCATATAACTGTCGATCCGGATGATGTTTGCCGTTGGCTTTTTTGTAATCGAGATAGAATTGTAGTGGTTTACCAGTCAGTTCCGATGCAGTAGTTTCATAGATCTTCCCATGCGTGTGGAAGACGTCGAGTTGCCATTTCTCACCGGCTAAAGCCGCTGTTATAACCGCTTGGATAGCGTTGTAGTCAGCGGTAATCAAACGATGACCCGGAGCGGCTACAATCATCGACCTCAAACAATTGGCGATGACATCGAGCGCTTCCATCGGGACGTTATCTTCGTTATCCCACGGGGGGCCTTTGGAGAAGATACTTTCAACGTATTCGAGATTGCGACTGGCGATAGCCGCGAGGGCGAATTCAACCTGCTCAGGTTTGTTGAATTTTCCTTTGAACAGATTCATTACCTGCGGGCCTTGACCGGCCCAGTGATGTGTATGATTTGAAGCAAAAGCAAACATATCCCGCAGACGTCCGTCGGGGCATGTTTGGTTACGCATTCCATAGAGTTTCTTGACACTACCGAAACTGAGTGTCTGTCGGATTTGTAATACGCGCTTGACGTTATGGGGATGATTGCGGGTTAGTTCCTCGAATACTATATCCTCATCCAATGAATCGAGATAGACCCCTTGGATGCGCAGCCATTCAACGGTTTTAGCTACTTCATCATGTTTTTTAACTGCCCCGTTGGTTATCTCCCTCAGCTCAGCCCAGTATTTGATTTGAGCCTGCTCTATGATCGCAATGCAGTTGTCAACCGCTACGAGGTCAATGTACATACCTCGGTGATTGATACGCTGACAGGTTTGCCAGATCTCAAGCTCACGCGGGGATAGATCTCGAATCTTCGAGCTTGCCTCAGACTCGGCTAGGATATCCTGTACGTTGTAGGCATCGAAACGTAGAAAATCATCCGGCGCAGTTTCGCGAGTCCACCGTGTACCCGGATCTTTTTTGCTCGGGTTTTTAGGTACGGTTAGCTTGTTGATCAGTTTCTCACCGGCCGGGTCTTTTTGATGGACTAGCCGTAATACCTGCCCGGCATTCTTGAGCGCCCGTGGGTAACCGGAGATTGCTGCCTTCGCCATGGCATCGCGCATTTGATTGAGATGCAGTGGGGGCCAACCGAGTTTAGGAACGCAGTACAAATTCCAAACACAAACTTCAAAGAAATTATTCCATGATTCGATGAGACCGTCGCATGAATTACCAGACCAGTCGTTAGAAAATCGTTCGATCCATTCGAACAGATCAAACGGCGCAGGATCTCCCAGGCGCCAAAGGCTAGCGCCTATGCCATTCTTTAGGTTGTAGGCTAGAGATAAGACTTCGAAAGTTGGATGTAACACGTAGTTATACGTGCCAACGGCATAGATACCGCTTTTAGCGCCGCCGTGGGGGATCTTGTCTAATTCTAACTTTGGAGGTACCCATATCCACTGGCCGGATGGGTCGAGAACCATGTCCAGGGTTTTTTTCTTGGGTGCTTTTTTCCACTTACCCGGGGTTTCAATCCATCGGTACCCTGCTTCGGAAAATGTTTCAAAGTCGATTTCCGGTAGGATCGTACTATATCCGATGCCTACCGGAAATTGCTGACCAACAAGAGCGATTTTGGTAGTCATCCATCCCCCACGCGCCGGCCTGATTTCCAGACCCCTCGCATGCGAGTCAGTTACTGGCTTCTATGGCTCGGCGCGTGGGGGTAGGTTCAGGCAATATATCCGTTTGCTTTCAATGCGTCATCCTTCCACCCGTTGGCGATAAACGCGGCGTACGACAGTCCGTTGGCTTTAGCGGTCATGACCGGGCCTGTTGCTGGCGGAGGTAGACCGACGGCAGCCGGAGGTGGCGGGGGCTGAATGAACCCCGGAGAAGGCGTTACAGGAACCTGAGGGACCATCTGTGGCGCCGACTGAATAGGCGGCGGGGGCGGATTGTTCAACGGGGGAGGCACGGACCCAAACGCAGGGAGGGCATTTCCCGCCGCAGGAGGTGGAGGGGCCATCTGCCCCGTAGGCATATTGGCCACAAATGTTGGTTTCGGGTCCGTTCCGAATCCTGCGGCACCGATGTCAATCCCACCGATAGAAAGCCGACCGTCCACATGGGGGCCTTGGAATGATACGGCATCAAAGTTGAGATAGACACCAGGGGAAGCGCCTTCATTGCCTACAACCGATCCAGCTACCTGAATGCAGTCTCCGGGCATAACCGTATCTTTCTCGAGAAGATATGCCGAACCGTTGGCGTTGCAAACCTTCGGAGGATTCGATCCCCGGAAGGTGAATACCCAATGACCCGGAAAACCTTCTTTGTCACATGGTGCACGTCCGGGCTTACCGCGAAACGGTTTCCCCGGCTTTTTCGAATCGCCGTCGACCACCTTCCATGAAAAATCCTCCCGCTTAGCCGATTCGGGATGATCGCGATGACCTTGCGCCCAAATGATCGCTCCGAAAGAGCTAAAGCCCCAGTGAGTCTCATTGGGCAATTTCGGAATTGCAAGCCCGAATTCATAGGATACAGTTGGTTTGCCCTTGTCTGGTCCACTCTTGGTCACGAGTGGGTTTCCATCGAAGTCCTCCGTACGAGGATCGTAAAGACTCCCCCATACCATACGCCCTACTGGCGTGCGAAATTTCGTTGCCTGAAAATTACTCATCATTTACCTCTTTGTAAGCGAAGATCTTGCGAAGTTTGGTTGTATCGTCTTGTACGAGACGCGCGGCGCCTCGAAGCCGTTCGGCATAGTGCGGTTCTACAACTTCCTTGTCAATACCTGCCGCGATCACTTGTGTTGGAGTCAACACCGCAGTTGGTTTGCGGATATTGATTCCTAAGAGATCGGCCATGGTGATCAAATTAACTGGAGTGGTATCATTTTTCCATTTCAACCTACCCGTACCATGTTCCATCGTCCAATGATGAATTCTAACTCCTGAACGAGCCATATTGGAAGCCTGCTCGTAGAGACCAGTATATCTACCTTCGAGGCGTTTGATCGCTTCTTTCAACAGCCTCAATTCTTGGCCGATTGTTTCTGCGGTGAGATCGCGGATTTCCGCTGTACCTGAGAAATCGACCAGAGATTCCGTGGTTTGTTGGTAAGTACGGCAAGCGTTTCGTGCGCTACAATCCGGGCAATGGCGTCCTGAAATAGTCGGAGGATTAGGCCCCAACGCCAGTTCAACCTTAGGATGGATTTCTTCATGGCAAATCCGGATGATCTCTCCAGCCGTCGTCGTCCACTCGCGGATGGGGCCATCTCCACTATACGACCGAGGTTGTACGATTACGAGTTTAACGGGGAAATCCGCCGGTAGATTGAGGAAGCGTATAACTCCAGCCGCGTATGCAATCAGCTGAAAGCATCGCCAGACCTCTACATATCGATGGCCGTATTTGTAATCAATTACCGTTAGTAATCGAATGTACAGCTCTATCAAACATCGCCAGTAGTCCGGCGTGCCCCAGCATTCTGTGGGATGAACATCAGGGATTTTCACCGGATCTTCAAATCGACCGTTTGCTTGAGCTTCGCCGGCATATAAAATGGCGCCATCGATCATATCATCGTCGACTTCGAGTTGATGACCTTCAATCTCGAATTTACGTCCGAGTGCCCAATCCGCATGAGCACCGGTTGCGTATTTGAGCGCTACGAGATGCCCTCCCGTACCTTCTGCCTGTTCGAAGGTCGGCGGGACAGGGGGTACCTGCTCTTGAAGTTGCAGACTACCCGGGCAAGCAACTGTTAGATCCAGTTTACTCGGTCTCACTCGTGCGGGAGATGACATGTTCAACCTCGGTAAATTTGTAAAATAGGTATCTGGTATTAGCTGAGACCGGCTAACACCATATCCAGGCTGACGTTGACCGCTTCAACTAGATGGGGCATGAAACTCAACTGTTGCAAACTTGGTGCCCCGTTATCCGTGCAGCATTTGGCTACTTGCTGCGGAGTGATTGTGTGGGCTTGAGTTGCCGCGATAATCTTATCCATGAGTTGTCGAAAGGTCATCTGCCCAGATACCACCCCAGCGGCGGGGATTGGCGGAGGGGGCATAGGTGCGCCAGAGATGGGTGGTGGGACAGGCACTGCTGGAGCGGGGGAAACGTTCGGTGGTGGCGGGGGCACAGGCATAGTGCCGGGAAGAGACACCGTCGCAGCGACGGGATACTGTCCTGAATTGAGAGCGGCCACACGTTCAGCGGGAGTCAGCGGAACTACTCCGTTTGTACGAGCTGAATGTTCTTTGGTGACCTGTTGTACCAGCTGCTGAAAGGCTGTGACTTGCTCAGGGGTTGCCCCGCGTTGCTTACGAAGTTTCCATGTGCCGTCTTGTTTCTTGTTGCGGTCTTTCTGGTGGATGCGTTCATCCCATGGCATACCGGCTGAATCCACCTCTACTGTACTAGCAGTATTCGCAACGGCGGATACGGCTGACGTTACGGTAGAGGAGCCGACCGCACCCGCCGCAGCGGCAGTCGTAGCATGCACCGCAGGGGGTGGCGGGGGTACAGGTTGTTGGTACCCGTACGTTGGAGGCGGGAGATTCGGATTCGTCGCAGATGCAGCAATGTTTACATCCGCCACAAATGTTGCAACAGATGGCGGAGGCGGGAAGCTCGGCGCCGCAGAACCCGCAGTCGTGATCGGAGGTGGCGGGGGCGGCACCGAAAAATTTATTACGTCAGCACTCCGGGGATATCCGGTTTCTTGACCGTCGCCTTGGTCGCTATTAACGGAGGTCGGCGGAGGTGACGGTTCCGCATATGCCGTTTTCAGCGCCTGAGATACGTACGGTTTAGGGGTATCGCCTGTGGCGACCTGAACGTCAATCGCAGATTGGTCGCCGACGAGATGTAAGAGAAAGGCGGCGGCAGCGCGAAGCTGATCGGGGTTTTTCTTTGGATCTTCGCTGTCAAGCTCAAATTTAATGAACACGTATTGTCTCCGGTTGTATCACGAAGTATCAGGGGTATTGACGGAGGAGGGATCTTAGGGTGAGACTGACCGTCCCGTCAACTAGCGGATATCGCACCCATGGAAGTAATGCACCGTGCCATTGTCAAATCCCGTACTCTTAAGCCTATGCCGGGCGAGATTACGAACCAACTTATTAACGATGCCACCTTACCCGTTAAGATTGAAGCCGCACGTCGGGCAATCGCCGAATGCACGGATCTACCGGAATTGCTGAGATACAAGTCTCAAGCTGAGGGGCTTGCCGCCGCTGTTCGAACGATGAAGGAAGTTGGTCCCGCGATGATTCGCAGCGCCAACGAAATGATGGCTGACGCTTGGCGTAAGGGCGGTGAGTTGTTGAACCAATATAGTAGTGCGGCTGAACCTAAAGCACGTACATGCAAACAAGGGGAAGGTAAAGGAAAAGGCAAAGGATTTTCAGGGGGTTTTAAAGAATCCGAACGCAGTAGGATCTGCACTAATCTCGGGCTTGAAAAGGTTGAAGCTAATTCAATGGTGCGATTCGCAAATACCCCGTTAAATTTTGCGTATAAAGCAGCACAGAATACCAAAAGCGTAAAGGTGGCGGCACGAAACGTACCTGCAGTCCAACCTGAGAAACATACTAACAGCAGTTTCGGAATTGAACGGACCCGATATGGAGAGTATCTACGAAATATAATGAATTGTGGGGGTGCGCGCGGTTTAGTCGGTGCGCTTAGTAATATCCGCGCGATAGATTTTTCTAATTTCAAATATCTAACTCCAGACGAACGCAAAGTCGTCAAAGCCAAAATAACTGAAATTGTCGAATTACTCGACGAAATGGACAGACTCTGCCGCTAACATGATTCCCGAGATAGAAACAATGACTTCAATCTTACAACAATTCGAAGCGTGGATCGAACGTGCAAAGGGACGTCATTTACCCTGTCCACAAATCCGCGCATATCCTCATTTTGATTATGTCTGTAACTATGATGAGCAGTGCGAAGGCTGCATGATTGTTGCCGCTGCTCTCGAATTGAAGAGGTCCAACTCAGAAAAATCCCAACTCAGGGGTTCGAAGATGACTACTGAGAGCGATGAGTTGACCAAGCTTCGGGCCTTCTTCCAAAAACACGCGCTAGGCGCGTTGTCGCGACCCTCGTGTCTCGTCTGCGGCCAACCTCCCAAGGACTGGCCTCCCGGCATTCAGCACGCGGAGTTGCCCGAGATCGTTGTATGCACCCGTTGCCGGGATGCCGGTCAGCGAGCCGCTCACGGAAAACACGCCATGACTACATCCCAACCAGACTCGCTCACCTCAAATGAGAAGTGTACTTGTCACTACGAGGCGCCGGAGCATTGCAAACATCACGGCCCGTTGCTGAAAGTCAGCGCGCCCGTCTCCGACCCGTTGCGTGATCAGGACAAGATTCAGCGCCTACTACGTTTGCTGGATCGCTATACGGAGATGGGCATTGGGACTGTCGCCGGCGTGCTGCAAGAGGCCAGAAACATCATCGGACCCGCTCACGAGACGCCCGTGCAACTCACGCAATCCACACTCGACGGGCTGATTGCCGAGGCGGACAAGTACGTTCTGCCTGTCGATGTGAAGATGGGTGCCGCCACATTCCCATCGGAACAACCGTGACTCTCTTCGATTTTCAGGCGGACATGGAAAACCGCGCATTCGAGGCGTGGGCTGAACCTAACGTCTTCAATCTCATGCCGATCATGGCTACGGGGGGTGGTAAGACTGTATTAACTAGCTCGGTCATTCAACGGATGAATGTCCCCACGTGCGCGATAGCCCATCGACAAGAGTTAGTTTCGCAGATGTCGTTGGCACTCAATCGGGATAACATCTACCACGGGATCATTGCGCCTAAAGCCGTTCAACAACAAATCATAAGGCTCCATCTTGAAACACACGGTTATAGTCGATATCGTTATAATTCAGACGTGCGTGTTGCTGGGGTGGATTCTCTCAAGAATCACGATACGAAGGATAGATGGCTGTCTCAAGTTGGTTTGGTCGTACAGGACGAAGGACACCACGTCCAACGACTCAACAAATGGGGCAGAGCTATGGGTCTGTTCGCGAATGCTCGCGGTTTCTTTCCTACGGCTCACGGTTTACGTGGCGACGGGTGCGGTTTGGGTCGTACTGGTAATGGTCTTGTTGATCGCTTCATTATTGGCCCTCATTGTCGGGATCTCATTAATCGTGGCTTTCTCACTGACTATGATATCTACTGTCCTGAATCGGATCTTGATTTCAGCGAAGTTGAAATCAGCCCGGTAACCGGAGATTGGATACAACCTCAACTTCGAGCAGCTACCCACAAATCCAAGCAGTTAGTGGGGAATGTTGTAACCGAATATCTCAAACGCGCCCCAGGAAAGTTAGGAGTCACTTTTGCGGTCGACATCGAAGAAGCAAAGAAGATCGCGGCAGAATATAACTCGCGCGGGGTGCCTGCGGAAATCATTACGGCGAAGACTCCCATTAATGTACGCGGGCAACTCATGGGAAAATTTAGGCAGCGTTTTCTGCTGCAGCTCGTTAGCGTCGATTGTTTGGGTGAGGGCACTGACGTGCCGGCCATTGAGATCGTTTCAATGGCTCGGCGGACGGCGTCCTTTCAATTGTTCGCGCAACAACTCGGCCGGGCGTTACGTACGATGCTCGAAGGTCTCACTTACCAAGGTAGG